TGTACAAGGACGTCAAGGAGATGTTGGTACAACTGGTAATCAAGGAACTACAGGTGAACAAGGTACTGACGGAGAACAAGGTATACAAGGAAGACAAGGAGAACAAGGTCGTCAAGGTGTACAGGGACGTCAAGGAGATGTTGGTACAACCGGTAATCAAGGTACTGATGGAGAACAAGGTACTGACGGAGAACAAGGTATACAAGGAAGACAAGGAGAACAAGGTCGTCAAGGTGTACAGGGACGTCAAGGAGATGTTGGTACAACTGGTAATCAAGGTACTGATGGGACTCAAGGTACTGATGGGACAACCGGTAATCAAGGAACTACTGGTACTGGAAACCAAGGTACTGACGGAGAACAAGGTATACAAGGACGTCAAGGAAATACCGGTGGTGGCGGCGGTGGTGGTACTCAAGGAACTACAGGTGAACAAGGTACTGACGGAGAACAAGGTATACAAGGAGAACAAGGTCGTCAAGGTGTACAGGGACGTCAAGGTGAACAAGGACGTCAAGGTATTCAAGGAGAAAAAGGAGATACTGGTGATACTGGAGGTGTAGGTAACCAAGGTACAACTGGTACTCAAGGAACTACTGGTACAACTGGTAATCAAGGAACTACTGGTACAACTGGTAATCAAGGTACGGATGGAGAACAAGGTACTGATGGTGAACAAGGTATACAAGGACGTCAAGGTGAACAAGGACGTCAAGGTATTCAAGGAGAAAAAGGAGATACTGGTAACACAGGTAATACAGGTAATCAAGGTACTGATGGAGAACAAGGCACTGACGGTGAACAAGGTACACAAGGACGTCAGGGTGTTCAAGGTAGACAAGGAAATGTTGGTACTACAGGTAATCAAGGTACTGATGGTTCTGATGGTGGTACTGGAAACCAAGGTACTGATGGAGAACAAGGTGCACAAGGAAGACAAGGAGAACAAGGTCGTCAAGGCGTTCAAGGTAGACAAGGAAATGTTGGTACTACAGGTAATCAAGGTACTGATGGTTCTGATGGTGGTACTGGAAACCAAGGAACTACTGGAGAACAAGGCACACAAGGTCGACAAGGTACACAAGGACGTCAGGGTGTTCAAGGCAGACAAGGTAACACAGGTTCACAAGGTACTGATGGATTGTTTGGTGGTAATAGTATAGAATTTAATTATAGTAGTTTTGATATTAGTGCTGGTTCACCCGGTGCAACTAACTTTGGATTTAACCTTACGTTACCCGGTGGTGGTGGTGTTCCTAATTATGGTTTAATAAGTAAAGTAGGTATTTCAGATTTAGATATTAACTCTGTAGATGTTAGTGCTTGGAACGATTCATTAGATGATGGAACAGGTGCAGTGAGAGGTCATTTAAGAATATTTAAAACAGATGATTCTACTACATGGGTTACATTTAATATTACGGGTGCAAATGTAGCAGGTGGTGGTGGTTCCACTGCTTATGAAGAAGTTCAAGTTCAATATGTAGCTAATAGTAGTTATTTTAGTAATGGTGATGATTGTGTTATAACATTTGTACAAGCTGGTAACCAAGGTACACAAGGTACTGCTGGTGGTGGCGGTGGTGGTGGTACTCAAGGTTCTCAGGGTAGACAAGGAACTATTGGAGAACAAGGTACACAAGGTCGTCAAGGCGAACAAGGTCGTCAGGGTGTACAAGGTAGGCAAGGAGAAAAGGGAGATACAGGAAATACAGGAACTACAGGTAATACAGGTAACCAAGGTACAATCGGTAATCAAGGAACTACTGGTACTGGAAATCAAGGTACTGATGGGGAACAAGGAATACAAGGAAGACAAGGTAATGCTGGTGGCGGTGGTGGTGGTGGTACTCAAGGAACTACCGGTGAACAAGGTACTGACGGAGAACAAGGCACACAAGGTCGTCAAGGTGAACAAGGTCGTCAGGGTGTACAAGGACGTCAAGGTATTCAAGGAGAAAAGGGAGATACTGGTAATACAGGTAATACAGGTAATACCGGTAACCAAGGAACTACTGGAGAACAAGGCACACAAGGTCGTCAAGGTACACAAGGACGTCAGGGTGTTCAAGGCAGACAAGGAACTACAGGTACTGGTAATCAAGGAACTACAGGTAATACAGGAACTCAGGGAAGTACAGGAACTACTGGAAATCAAGGTAATCAAGGAACTACAGGAGCAACCGGTGGCGGTGGTGGTGGAGGTACTACTATTTCACACGCAGGTGCAGGTGGTTCAGCACTAACAGACATTGGTGGAGGTCCTATAACATATTTCCCATCTGGAGCACCTGTAGAAATGTATGACATGGCAACCGTAGGTGTACCTAATGGATATTTAACTGCTACAGTAGGCGGTGCTTTACGTGCTTGGCCTTCATGGTCACCATAATCATAGAAACCTTTAAATACTATTACTGTTTATTTTTATAATATATACAACGTATGGCGCGAGCCAGCGAAGTGAGGTATACAATATGGCAAATTTTAAATCAGCAGTACTAACCACAGGCACTTATACAGGAAGCTCTACTTCTCAAGTAGAACTCATAAGTCCAGTGAACGTTAAAAACGAAGACCGTTTATCATTTCAATTTATAAATAATGATACTACAGGAACTAATACAGATGTAATTCAAGTTTGGGGTAGATTAGCTACCACATCTGGAACTTTAGCAGATGCTGGAGAATGGACGCAGATAGGAGATAATATTGTGGTAAGTGGCTCAACAAGTTCACTTAAAGCAATCTCTACAACTGGATTATACTGGTGTGGAGTTACAATTAATCCTGACGCTACACATGCTTCTTTATCCCATGATTGGGCAATGCTAAGACAGGCTTAGGTTAGATGGCCACTAATACTTGGACTGGTGGTACATCAACTGCTTGGAACAATGCAGGTAATTGGTCACAATCAAATTGGCCGGGAGACACAGGACATTTAGATGATGATGTGGTAATTCCAGATACTACTGCTTTATCTAATGCACCTACACTTCACGCTTCAATAACTGTCAATTCATTATCTATATTAACAGATGCAACTATTACTGGAGGAGGTAATGTAATAACAGTCTCTGAAAAAAGTACTGCGAGTGGTGCAGGCACTTACTCTGTTTATAATAACGGAACAATTTCAGGTAATTTAGATTTAATAATTGCTACAACTAGTAATAATTTAATAAGGTTAATGGGTTCTTCTGGAAACTGTTTTCAAAAAGTTACATTTAGTAGTGCAGTGACATCCGAATATGTACAGAATGCTTATGTAGAAGATTTAGCAGTTAATGCCGGTACATTTACACATTATTCTTCATCTTACACACTTACTGTAGAAAAATCTTGTAGTGTTGGTAACGCAGGAAATCTTAATTTAGGTAGTGCTACCGTTTCACTAGGTACACTAAGTGTAACAAACAGTGCAAGTGCAACTTTGAGTTTTTCAAGTGCTACAACAACGATTACCTTAAATCCAAATTCAACACACCCAACGTGGGGTTTTGGTTTAGGTTCTGCTGCTACTGTTAATATGAGTGGCGGAACAATTAAGTTTGCTAAAGTAGATTCTGGTACTAGATATTTGCAGATGGGAGCTGAAGGTGTTCACGTACTTAATAACGTAATTGTAGATACTAATTATGATATACCTTGGGCAGGATTTTTTGAAGCAGCTTCTTTAGATATTCAAGATGGTAATTTAAATTCTTACGGAGGTTCTACAGGTATAACTATTACCGGTAATCTGACAGTAGGAAATGGCACTGATGTAGCATTATTGGGTTACACTGATGACTCTAATGGATTTCACGACCAAAAGTTTGGAGCCGTGGATATCGCGGCTAATGGTACACTTAAATCGTCAAACCAAACAATGAGCATCACATCAGGTAACTTTAATAACACTGGTACATTTACACACAATGATGGTATGGTTAAATTTACACACGCCACTAATACTCAAAATATGCAGAGTGCAGGTACAGCAGAACCTACTTTTTATAAATTAGATAATGCCCAACCAGCCGTGGGTGGTGCATCGGTAGTTGTGTGGAAAAGTATTACAGTAATTCACACCTTAAGCCAAAGTGGAGGTAGATACTTTCAATTTAAAGGAGACCAAGGCAGCCTTACAGTTACTCTTGGTAGTTCAACAGTAGCCTGTACCGTAACAGAAGGTAACAGGTGCTTAGCTACCCTTTCAGGAGCAGGACCGGTTAACATTTACGGTGCTGACCAATCAAAACCATTTGTAATAACAACAGGTGGACCAAATCACGCTTGTACTGAGGTACATTATAAGTGGGGAGATTACACATCAGAGACTTTCAACACACAACACAACATCACTATAGATGGAGATATGAAGTTTGGTGCTTTTAATGTTAATACTGGAGATGAATTAGATTTGAATGGACAGACAGTTGAGTTCACTGGATTGTTAACTAGTACAGGAACTCTTGCTTGTGGAACTAATGCTCTAGTTGTAGCAGATTCGGTAAACACCTCGTCAACCACTTCAGGCAATATGAATCTTATAGAGACTGGAGACGGTCATACACATACATTAACAAGTTCAACTATTACAAATTGGATGTTAAATGGTGGAACTATCTCTAACAGTGCGCACGGTCACGCTGCTGATAATATTATAGTAGGTGCAGGTAAATTAGACGTAGGAAATAACCTAGCATCAGGAACTCCTTTAGTGAATGTAACTACTGCTACAGGTGCAGAGTTAGATGGTAATACACATACAATTACAATGTCAGGAGATTTTACTACCAGTGGTGGTCTTATTGGTAAGAGTGGCCTTGATTTTGATGGCAGCACAGCAACTACATCACCCTTTACATTTTTAGATGTTCCGTATGATTTGTCAAATTTACAAAATTCAGATGCAACTTTTGAAATGTGGATTAATCCTGAAAGTAAATCTGGAGATGCTAAAATAGCAGGAGTCATTAACGGTTATGTAGGCGGTCAGACAAACCGATGGCAGCTTGACCATATGCTTAATGATACCTTTAATTTTAATTCACACGAAAATAATCAATCAATTAACTTTTCAGTTAATATTGGTAAAATGAATCATATTGCTTTAGTATTTGATGACAGTGAAAACTTGTTACAAATTTATCACGATGGTAAATTAGTTGGTCAAAACACATTAGGAACTGGAATTGATTTAGGAACTGTAGGGGCAGACCCCGATTTAGGAATCAGTTGGCAAACTACTGCTAAAGATACTATTAGGTCAAACTATATGGGATTTAAAGGTCAGTTCTATATGTATCGTATATTTAACACTGCAAGAACACCTGCACAACTTAGAGCTGATATGTTTAACACGCACGGGAATATGGCTAGCACAACTGGGTTACAAGTTATGTATCAATTCGATGAAGGTACAGGTGGTGCTGGAGACAAAGTCGCTAATAAAGAAGGAACTACATCGAGAGATGGTGTACTAGCTAATGCTGGAGCTGCACCAAATTGGGTAGGAGCAGGAACATTTACCTATGGCACTTCTACTATTGACATGACTGGTGATGGTACTATTGGTTTAGCTGGTGGTGTAACATCATTCAATAATTTAAAGGTAGCAGCATCTGGTAAAACAACAAACCTTTCAATTTTAGCTGGGTCTAGTGATATAAGATTTTTCGGAACTTTGACACACGGAGGAGGTACTGCTAGTTCAAGTGGTAACCCTACGTGGACAATGAGAGGCTCTTCAACTGTAAGTGCTGGTAGTGATTGGAGTAATTGGTATCTTTGTTATTGGGAGAGTAGTACAGCAGTACCATCTGCAACTTGGAAATATTGGATTGCTACTACTAATTCGACATTAGCAGGTGATATGACTTGTACAGGTTACTTTAGACCACATCAGAGTGTAGTGAATTCTGGAGATTATACAATTACAACTTACAATGCTCTTTTCCATAACACCGGGGGATTAAATATGGGAGCAGGTAGTTTGATATTCACTCATACTCAAGGATTAAGTGACACTACTTCTTTGTCTGTATTTACAGCAGGACCGGGTGCTACTGTAACTGGTGTAGCTGGTAAATCTACTTTCAAATCTCAAAACAACTTCGCAGTTGTAGGTAAAATAGAAAACCTAGACGTTACAAACGAAGAATTAAAGGTTACAGGCCAAGTTATAAATTGTACGGGAGATATACATCAATATTTCCCTACTATTGACCACGCTCAACAATTGGATGCAGACACTGCTGATGATAGAGATGTAACTCTTACTAGAGATTTAGATAAAAACACGGAGTTGATTAACTCATAAGGAAAGGTTTATATATGGATACAACAGATAAAGAACTATTGATTCGCATAGACGAACGCGTCAAGACCGTTTTTACTAAAATGGATAAATTCGAAACTCTCTTTACGAATCACTTAGCTCATCACGAAATGTGGGAGAACGATTTACGCCGCCAAATGAGATGGTGGGTAGGTATAGCTGTCACTGCTGCTGGTGGAGCAGGTGCAATGGGGATGATGTAAAATGGCAATAACAAGTATAACAACGCTCGCTGGACTGAGAGATAGAATTAGACTCTTAGCTGGAATAGAGCAAGAAGAATTAGATAATGATACGCTAGATATTTTAATTAGCATTTCAACAGAATGGTTTGAAGAACAAATTGGTACAGCATATGATGTAGCCACAGCTGCCGCTGCTTATGATAATGCAGTAGCTTACTACACTTGTTATTTAGCATCTATTGCTCAAAATGGTATGGGTATAGAAAGAATACAAGTCGGAGATTTAGCTGTATACTATGAAGGAGACCAATTCATTCATTTTAAAGAACTAGCAGAACAACAACTAGTAATGAAACAAAGTCTTAGCATTAAGACTACAACCTACAATGCAGACCCATATCTTGGAAAAGTTAATTGGGATAAAAACGTTACTGGTGTCGACTCTACTAAAGATATGTATCCAAGGCCAAGAGGTACGGGAGAATAATAATGCCGGGGTTGATTGGTTCACAAGGTATCCGTCCGGGTGCTTTGAATATGAACCGCATCTTTCGCGCATTGAGATACAGGAGCGAACAAGCTCAATATGTAACATATCATCGTTTACCTATTTACGAAACAGATGCTTATGGAGTACCTGATGGTGATGAAGCTGCACCAGAACTATTACTTCCAGATTTACCTGCAATTATTAGACCTGCCGTTACAGCAGATTATCAACAAGAGAGAGCTGGTAACAATATAGTTGGAGCAGCAAGAATTTATACTCCTAATATAAATACTATAAAAAACTATCCTAATTTTGACCAAGGTAATTTTACTGGTACAGCACAATTTAATGAAATAGAAGGATGGGATAGACTAATTACGAATTATAGAACAATATTTTCAGTCCCTACCACTGGTACCACAAATTGGACAGGTACTGGCTCAGTTGCTAGTGACGGAGAGAGTTTAACTTTAACTGCCACTGGTGATGGCAATTTACTTTACCAAACTACTGCTAAAAATACTTTAGAAGCAGATAGATTAAGATTTAAGATAAGAGGTAGCGGTAGTGTAGAATTAAAAGCTATCAGGTCTTATCATGGTGGTACTAATTCAGCATTTAGAGTTAACTGGGATAATGATAATTTTGTGTTACTGGATAACAATTGGCTTACAGTAGATGTACCATTTGTGTCAGGTACTTCTGCAACAAGTATTTATCAAACAGGGACACGTTATAATGTACCAGTTACTACAGGGATTTCGTTTGATTATGAAAACGACCTAAGAATTTTCAGGATAGAATACAACGCAGACAACACAGATACGTTACAAATAAAAGATATAGAGTATTACAAATCAGTATCATGGCACGTCCATTCTTTAAAAGACATGACTGATGGATATATTATTTTTAATTGCGTTAGAACCGCAGGACGCGATGACGCAAGGAGGCGAGCTGAATAATGGCACCTCCAGACCACCTTAATAACGTAGAGAGAAAACTTATAGACCAACTGAGAGCAGGACAATATAACAAAATAACTGGTGGTACTAAAGGCACCGCTAATGCATGGGCTGCTGACGGTACTGATGTAACAGTATTTGGGCAATTTCCAACCACAGACCAAACTAAGTATCCAGCAATAATTACAGAAATGGTAGCTAATGGAATAGAAACTCAATTTATGGGACAAAGGTTAACATATGGAACAAGCCCTACTGAGCAGATAGGGGAGCTCTATGGAGTAGGCTTTAATATATATCTTATCGTAGATAGAGATTGCTCTTTAACTCCTACAGGGGGCTCTACTAAGTATAAACAGAGACGTTTGATTAATTATCTCATGCTTAATAGCGCTAATATACTTATGGATACTGATTTTAGTACTACTGATACTGAAGTAGATGAGAGACATTTTAGTGGTTTTAAAGATATAGGATATGACCCTAAATTAGAACATTGGGTAGCAGTTGCTTCAATGGTTATAGTATTCAAAAACACACGGTCGTGATAAATGCCTAATGTCAGAATGATTGAGCAGTTTGGTGAACAAAATGTATTCAGAAGCATCTCAGTTGGTTTTCAACCCTACTTACCCTTTACACAAGCTTATGCAATGCAACTGAGAGGTACTACACCTACAGTAGCTGGAGCTTCAAGTGAGGGTTATTTCGATTTATCTCCTCAAGATGATTCTTCTTTGGGTGATAATGAACGTGATGGATATCCTTATGTTTTAAGAAGACAGATTTATCAAGGTAAAGGAGCAGGTCGTACACGTATAATGAGTGCTATGATGCCGAGAGAAGATGTTGCGCTTGCTTCTGCTAGAGGTATTGCTGGTCAAGCTTCTTCAAACATAATGGGACAACAACTTCAAGAGTTATTAGATAGTGCAAGTGCTCGTCCCGGTTCTGTTGCTCTAAATAGTCGTATAAGAGATGAAATTGAAATAGGTATGCTAAGTAATTTATATTCAGCACTTGAAGGTAATGATGACCAATCAGGTCAAGCATTTGATAGGTCAGGTGACTTTGGTCGGTCTCAGGATTTCGATATATTTTTAGAAGAGCATGATTCCTTTAGAAGGTTTATTCAATCAGAATTACCACAAAATCTAAATATACAAAGTGCTGAAGTTGCTAGAGATGCAGGTGGTAGTGCTAGCCATAAGATTTTAGCACAAGTAGATACTTCAGAAACAAATTTAGCAAGTGCTGTGTCTACATGGACTACACATATTCAACAAAATATAAATGAATGGAACGCACGTATAGCTAATGAATGGACTTCTTTTGGTTACAATGCTACGATGTCAGGCAGAGACTTTGAAATGGCTAAAGGTATGTTTTCTTCTGCAACTAGAGGCACTCCCGCTTATGATATGAGACAGTTTTTAAATAGAGTGGGTAGAAGTCAAAGTATGATGGACAGTGCAGGTAGAGCATTAGAGCCTATCAGGCATGTTTATCAAGTTACCTTAACACCAAGTACTATTGGTTTTGCTACATTTTATCCACTGTATGAAAATGGTATGCCTCAGATTGGTTTTGATAGCGATAATGTAGCAGTTGTAGCTGCTTTAGATGGAAATGTTATAAATGCTTTTACTGATTGGATGTTAAGCCAAAACTCAGTAGGTGCAACGTTAATTTCAGAAATCGCTTTTTTAGCTCACAACGAAGCTAATGCTGTATCAGTTTCTACATTAGATAGGGTAGAAAGAACAGGAGAATTTTCTACAGCTGGTCTGGCTTTAGATTTTTTTAATAATATACAACTCAATATAGCAGGAACTGGAGGAAAAATACATTTAACTACTACACAAATAGCCGAAAACCTAAGGCAACAAATCAATGACTATTATAATAACCCTCAATCTACTCAGGCATTTGCTAATTGGTATCAAGCATTATTACAACAAAGTAATGATTTAACAAAAGATTGGTATCGTGCAGTTGGTCCCGGTCCAGTTGGTAATAGACAAGGAACTACTATTTCTAGCGAATGGATATTTGGAGATGACAAAGGAAATCCACGCAAACATCTATTGGGTGTGTGGAGTGATGTAATGGACGATACATGGAGAGGAACGGGTATGACAGAGACTGGTTATAACTTTTCTATATCTCCTTTAGTAACTTCGCGTAGAGCTGGTGTTGCTGCTTTCAGACAGGGAGGAGCTAATCAGTATTAAGCAAAAGCTTTATATAGTAAGACGAGTTAATTTAAAGGTAACGAGTGAAGTGTAACGTACTGAAAGTCGACACAAAAAAAACAAAAGGTGAAAAAATGGTATATACCCACAATAAAATAACGAAAGGAGGTGAATTCTAATGGCTTACTTTCTAGGCAGAGATGTTAATGTTTACATTACAACTGAAACTGCTGTAACTAATAAAGCAATTGGTACTTCAGGAAGTGCCGCTGTAGCTCCAATTATCAAACTAGGAGACCCTTCTAGTGACATAACAAATTTGTTTGCAGATGACATGAACGCAGCAGTAGCTTTAACTAACTATACTCCATATGCAGATATTGTTGGAGTAGATGTAGCACTAGGAACCATGGATGAAGACACTTCTTTTATGGGACAGACTCAACCGGGTAAGGTTGAAATCAAAAAGGAATACACAGTATCCTTAACAAGAAAGAAAAACAACAATCTTTGGGATTTAATTTATAACGGAGATAGTACAGGTAATAAAGCAAGATTTGGTATGGGTAATAATAATACTGGTCTTGGTACTGGATTAGTAAACCCTAAGGAAATCAAAGATGGTTCAGGTGATTTTTCATGTTATGGTTACAGAGTAAGTTTACAATTTAAGACTGGAACAGCAGGAAACACAGGTAACGAAGAAGTTATGTGTGTCAAAAACTGTTGTTTAACTGCTTACACAACTACGCTTAACGCTGACGGCGTTCAAGAAGAGACATTAGAATTTACTTCTTATCAACCAGTAGTCTACGGATTATCTGGTGATGAATTAAATAAAACACTAACAGCAACAGGAGACTTCTAGATATGGCATTTTACTTAGGAAAAGATGTATCTGTTTATTTTTCAACAGAAAATACAACTCTCGGTGTTTCCCCTGTCACAACCACGGCTGGTGCTGGAAGTGTAACTAATGCTGCCTCGGGAACTTTTGCTGGTAAACTGAATGCAACTGCCTCTTGCCAAACCGAACAGACTGATTTAACAGCTGTAGACTTAAGTATAGGAGCTATGGATGAAGACATAACCTACTTTGGTATGAGGACAGCTTTAAAAGCCGAAATCAAAAAAGAAACTAGCATCACTCTAACTAGAAAAAAGAGCGATGACTTGTATGATTTAGTCTTTGATAAGCTAAGATATGGTTTAACCGGTACAAGTGTAAACGATACTTCTATAAATAGTGGTCTCGCAGAGCCTACTGTAGAGTATGGTTATAGGGTCTTTGTGCAATTGTCAGGAACTAGTGAAGTAATGACTATTCCTAATTGTGTAGTAGCTGGTCATACCGTTACTATGAGCGCAGATGGCACTTCCGAAGAAACTTTAGAACTAATGTCTATGGTCACACCTGTTATTAGCGGTGCTAGATATACCACCGAAACAGATATTGGCGACTTATAGATATAATAATTAATTTGAGGGGGGCATGAGCCCCCTTCAGGAGATAAAAAAATGACAGAAAAGAAAATTTGGTCGATGGATGAATTAGTAGCACTCACTGATGAAGTGCAAAACGAAGAAGTAGAGTATAGAGATGGAATGGTTCACTTTCATTTTTGTGAATTGGCAGAAAAAGAAGAACCTAAGTTCACTGGTATATCAGATAGTTTACCAGAAGAAGAGAAAATGTTAAAGTATCAAGAACTTGGTAATCAGCGAGTTTTAAAAATGATATTAAAAGCAAATGAAAAAGACCCAGAAGGTCCAATAATAACTGAAGAACAGTGGGGACTACTCCCAACAACACTTCGGTATGCAATATCTAATAAAATATTAGGTGTCGAGGAAGAAGCCGCAGAAAATTTTCGCGACTGATGCTGGACACGCCTGATGCGGTATTGATATATATGCCCCTAATGGAACATTTAGGGATGAGTTGGAGTGAAATCAAGAATACGCCCAAACACGAACTGAGAGGTTTACTTAGTGCGTACAATGAATACAGAGTATACCATTCAATGGATGGTTATACGGACAAACAAGTCAGTGAAATGGCAAAGGAGAACCCTCAAGTAAGAACTAATTACACGAGGTATTTAGAAACGCAAAGAAGATATCATGATATGATTGGAAAGAGTAAAAAACTAACGTTTAAGGATATATAAAATGGGTTTTGCAGGACAACTGTTTGCAGCGCGTGTCGCTATAGGTTTAGCCGTTCCGAGTCCACAGGCTATGTCTAAAGCTGGTGGTGCATTAGCTAAAGGTATAGAAGATATTTATAAACAAGCACAATTAGCTAAAAACAGAGGTGGTCTTAGCACAGATTACGCAGCCCGTCTACAAGCGTTAAACAATAAATCTACTACTGCTATGGATAAAATGAATAACGAAGTTCGTATTCGTTTAGAAAGGAATCTAGAAGCATTAAATAAAACTACTTCAAACAGTGTAGCTACAAATTTTAATAAAATAAAAGGACACTACGGTAAATTAAAAGACGTATTGTCTAAACCAATGAGAGATTCTCTTTTTGGTGGAGTAGGTGGTAAGGGTGGTATGGAAGGTCAGCTCCAAATTGCAGCAAATATGCAAAGAATGGACGCAGCTGGTAGAGCCGAAGTTATCAGAAATCAAGGAAAAGTTATAGCACAAAGTGAAAGAGAATTAACAATAGAAAAAGAAAAATTTATCGAATTAGAAAAACAAGGCGAAAAGAAAGCCAGCGAAGCTAAAAAACAACGAGAAAAACTTGGTAGATTACAAGAAGAATTACAGATACAAAAAGATATCAAACAAAATTTTGAAGATATTGACAATGAAATAACAGGTATAACAAGCGACTATGGAGATTTGAACACTAAAGCTGCTGATTTTAGAGATAAAGTACTAGGAACAGCAGATGCAATGCGAAATAAGTTCAATGAGGCTTTAAGGACGTCTGTGTCGCTTTTAACGGTTGTAGGGTACAAGCTTAACCAAAACACACAGGAGCTCATAGAATTCGAAAGAGAGCTATTAAACGCCAATTCTGTGTTTAATCTGACTAATGACGAGTTATTTAGGGTAGGAAACACTGTTACAGAGTTTGGTAACAAATTTGGTATAGCGGTTCACAATGGTGCAGAAGGTTTATACCAACTTGCATCGGCAGGTCTTGAAGCCAATGAAGCAATGTCTATTTTACCTGAGACATTAAAGTTATCTATGGCTGTTCAGGGAGACCATAATACTATTTCTAAACTGACTGCTCAGACATTGTTTGGTTTTGGTATGGAAATGGACCAAGCAGCTCTATTAACCGATAAATTTGCCTTTGCTATACAGAAATCTCTTATTGAATATCAAGATTTATCAAGCGCTGTTAAGTTTGCTCTACCTTTCTTTACCTCTACAGGGCAATCTATTGACCAATTGTTAGGGGCTTTACAGGTCTTGACTAATAGAGCTTTAGAGGCTGGTATAGCTGGTAGGGGTCTTAGACAAGCATTAGCAGAATTTGCTGAAGGCGCTATGGATGCTGAAGCTGGATTCCGCAAAATGGGTGTTGAGATATTAAACGCTGAGGGTGAAATGATGCAATTAACTGAGATAGCTGCTCAGTTCGCTGCCGCAGTTGGGCCAGAAACTATATCTAATACTGAACTTTTAACAACTTTAATTGAAGACTTGAATGTGCGTGGTGCTACTGCGTTTATCCACTTAGTTCAAGCTTCGGATGAGTTTACTCAAGCTGTTGAAGATACCACGAACGCAGGTGGTCAGTTAGATGAGATGGTTCGTATACAGAATCAGTCGTTACAAGCTCAAATACAAATATTAAAAACTAATATATTTTCTATTTTTGCACTTAGAGATGCTTCATATGAAGGAACTGAATTTATGAACGCTTTCCACGAAGCAATTGTTACTCAGATTCAAGGTTTTAAGGACTTAATTGTAGAGGAAAAGAACGGAGTACAACAATTAACAGAGTTTGGAGCATCGTTACAAGCATTTGCTACTGATTCAGTAGTATTAATTATAGATTTAATTCAAGATTTTATAGAAGGATTAGTAGAATTACAAAAAACAGGTATTGATTTCGCAAACCTTCTAGAGATTATAGCAGCACCTCTCAAAGTAGTAGCGATGTTATTTAGTGAATGGCCTAATTTGATGAAATGGGTTTTAATATTCAAAGCTTTAAACGTTATTTTACCTGTACAAACACTCGCCGTTATGGGATTATCTCGTGCTTATGCGGGATTAGCCGCAGCAGCTACAACAGCATCGGTAGCACAAAGTATGCAACTTTCTACAGCTACGGGTGTTATAGGTGTTAGAGGTAAAGCTCTTAAAAATGTAACTTTAGCTGGTGGAGGACTTAATAAAGCAGGTAGAGAAGCTGTAAAACGTGGTGGTACAGCAACGGGTGGTAAGCAATTAATGAAATTAACTGGGAAAATGACTGGTAAAAGATTATTAGCCGGTGCAATACTTGGTGGAACTGGTTTAGGTGCTGTTGCTATGGGAGGTTTGTTAGCTTATGATATAGCTAAAACCACTGGTGTTTTACAATCAGGTGGATATATACCCGGTATGGCTGCTGGTGGTGGTATGGGTGGTGGACGCCCTCATCTCGTAGGAGAAATGGGACCAGAACTCTTTATGCCTACTCAGTCGGGCAAAGTTTTAAATAATTCACAAACCGAAAATATGTTAAGTGGTAAAGTGGTATTTAAAGATGTTACTATTGGAGTGGATTCCTTTGGAGGATTGGCATGATAAGAACTCAACCAGAACATTTCTATAAAAGAAAGCTCGTTGCATCAGGTGCAGCACTTCCAGTTGTAGCAGAATTACCTGATTTGTCTTTAGCCGCTACTGGTAATAATTTAGTATTATCTACTGGAGATAGAAATGTATTTTCAATTATCTCTGGTAATACTGATATAAACGTGAAAGCTGGTCAATATGATTTGGTTGGAGGTTATTTGCGTACATTTGTGTCGGGCACAAGTGTAGGAGAAACAGGAGTATCTCCCACTATAAAATTATATGGTTTACAAGACGATTATCCTATTAGAGAGGGTGATATAACTCTCCCAGACAATTCTAATACACGCCCAACTCTAGCTGCATACCATCAAACATTTGGAGAGAATAGCCTGTTATATCAACAAGAAAATTTCGATGGAGCAGTTACTAAATTAGATACATCAGCTAGATATGTAATGGGTGGTTTTAATTCTAAACCTTATTTGGATGTACAGGATTTTTTAGATTATTACCAAAATTATACTAGTAAGACAGAAGATGAGATATTACAAAGTCTTGTCAGTGTTGGATGTATTACAATGGAGTGGACAGACGGTAGAACAACCAGTGTTACAGACAATCCACGCAGTGGTAGAATTTTTTTCAGAGAGGTAACTTCAGAAGATTTTGGTGGAACAGACCCCGGTGTATATTGGGCACCAATATGGCGAAGAACTAATGGAACCAGTGGCTTAGAAGTAAAATTTAAGGTTCCTATGCCATATGTTGGTCCAGATGGGAATAGCTATGGGTCATCTCCAAATTTTAAATATGCTAACTTTGATGATATGGGTGATATCGAACAAGAAGAACGTATTTCTAGTAACAATACCATTTTTTCAACAGTAAGAACAACCAAACAGTCACAAAACCCATGGAGTGCTGATACTAGCAACCCTTTAATTTATTCACGTGTTAACTTAGAACCCGGTCCTAATGGTGGTACTGGTAAAGCTGCACATTTTTATCACTCGTGGGATGCTGTATCAGGTAATAGACAGATAGAAGAGAAGTTTGGTAGACAAAATAATTTTGGAGGACAAATAGCTATGGCTAGTATTTTAAATATGCCAATGCCATTAACTACAGATTGTGGTCATGACCGCCAAGGAGACCAACGAAGTTATTTTCCTTCTATTGGCATGAGGATGAGAATAGATAAACTTCTACCTAATCCTTATTATAATGTATCACAGACTACTAGATATGGTGGAACTAATAGTGAACTTGGAGTATATGGTCTAGTAACTGATAGCGCTTCTAGTGGTAGGAATGGTCAGATTGTAAACACTATTAATGCTCCTGATGGGCCTTGGTTTGGTGAAACTAATTTACAAGCTGAAAGTCTTTTAAGAACTGTAGCTATTGTTTTTTCCAATTACGCACCTCCTGATAATTGTGAGACGTTGGATGAATTTTTAAATTTCGGTCTAACTAATTTTTATGGACATTCTAATACACAAGAGGGTATAGTAGGTGGGTTGATGTTTAAAACATATGGTATGGCTTTTAATGACACTGGTTCAAATCAAGAGGACCAAGAAACATGGCCTAGCATTAGTTCAAGCCCAGTAGTAGTCCAAGCATTACCTGTACAACCATTAGCAGACCTTAGTGGGAGCACAAATAGTCAAGGAAGACATACAAAAAGTTGCACTACAGTTTCTGCTGACCCTGAAGTAACTTGTGCTAGTAGTAGTTTAATTCGTGTTGGGCAGTACGTAACTGGTACTGGTGTACCTGCTGGCACTGCATGTGTAGTTGCAGAAATTACTGCTGGTAGTGTTGGAGCTGTTACTAAATTTAAATTAGGTAGAGCTGATGCTTACGCTACAGGTAGCACAACTTATGTTAATGCCAATGCATCTGCAACTAATACTTTAACATTTGAAGTAGGTGCTAGTTCTGGTAAATTATGGAAAGATAGTGGTTTTGCGCGTTTACATGATGGGGACGACACTTACGTTTATACAACTAATCAATTTAGAGCAGGTATAAGTGCTGATGATTATAATGAAGATAAATACTTACTGAGGTTGGCTACAGCCCCATGGGTATCAGCTTATAATGCACGAGCAGATTGGGCACAACGTCCATTTTTCCAAACTTTACCTATGGGTAAAGATTTCAATGTAGAGTTTTTCATTGACCCGCTTGCTTTTAATACTACTACTTCTTCAAGTCTAACGCCTTACAAAAATTTAGATGTAGCATCTACCAGTGATGACCGGCAATTGAGAAATTCAGGTGTAGCTATGAGAGCTATTTTTACTTCACTAGAAACAACTCCAACAGGCAACACCGGTAGTATTGGTGGTTCTTCCTCACAGAAACTACAAGGATTTATAGATATACCTTTCCCTGCTAAAGTTATTTCAAGTCAGGATGGTATGAATAATTACAGATTTATTGATAGATGTCAAGGAGAGAACGGTGCCGCAATCAGTACTGACCAAAATGGTTCTACTGCTAAAACTTATTATCCTAGACATATGACTATATGGGTAAACGGTTATAGATGGGTTCAAGGTTCTGATAACACTAGAAGAGATTTAATGCCAAGTAACACTGACTTTTATTATGGTGATATTGATGGAGAAGGTGCTACTACGGAAACAGAAGTGTGGATAGACAACATTACATTAACAAACTTTACTCCTGACGTTAAAAATATAACTTCAACACAACCAGTTAATCCTCCTCTTTCATTAAGAGCAAGTGGTAAAGTTAATTCTCCTGTATTTTATCCTACTGGTTCTTCATTGAGTAGAGCAATAACTGGTTTTGATAGTGCAACTGACCCTGCTTCTAATAACACCGCAGGATTTATAGAAAGAACACCCTCAAATTCTATACTATTCGGATGGAACAATAAAACAGATTTATCCTTGAGTGATACTAATATGAAAGGTTCTTATATTCTTTTTAATCAATTTTCTACTTTAAACTTTAACAACTTAAATAAATTTAACTACCCTATGTATACATATATTCCTGATGGTTTATTAAGTATGGAACAAAGTACAAACGAACTAAACAAAATGGGCGCACAATTTATGGGTTCTGTTTTTATTAGTGGTACTTCTCAAGCCAATTGGTTACCTACAGGTAGTGCTTTATCAGGTGCATCTTTTAATGTAACAGATTCTACAGAGACACAAAATGCTTTATCTATAGCCTCTGGTAGTAATGATTTTTTATCAGTAGATGCTTTACAACAAAAAGGATATGCATACTTAAGTGTAAGTGGTGCAGCAGGTGGAGCTGCTATAGATTATGGTGGGTGGAGTAAACGAGAACACGCCGCTGTTTCTACTAAGGTTCTCCGCTACCCTCAATATTACAGTGGTTTAAATGGAAATCAATTAGCAGTAGAGAATCCTGACATTTTTAACGAGTATCAAAACGACAAATACATATTATATCGTGCATATGGTACGTTCCAGACGAATGAATATAGAATTTTAGAGTTAGCACAAAAGGGTGCTATAGTAGGAAAAACTATAACGTTTAGTGAAAATGTTAATACCTCAGCTTCAGGTAGTTTATTATGTACTTTTGAGACACTTCCAGAATTATATATATCTCCTTATAAATATTGGGTATCCATGATATATAACAGCGATGCTAAATTTGGTGATTCAAATGATGAAGCGTTAATACCCCGTTCTTATGGTAATGTAATGGAAGTAAAAAACACACCTTCTTCTCAAGGTACTGGTTCTCAAGGAACTACTTTCAATGAGTATATTTATAGTTATAATAAAAATTCAGCAAACAAAACCGGAGGTAACACTGGAATTTATACTAATAAATGGGATTTAGCAGTAAGTAGTGTTTCTAGTGATTTAATATTAGACAAAGATTTTGGTTATGGTCCTTGGGATGAAGAACTTAAAAAGGGTGGTAACATCGCACAAAGCACTCCTACCTCTTACCAATATATGGATTTAGATATGTCTAACGCAATTGAACAAAGAGTTTTTGATAATAATCAAACTTTCTTATTATATATGGTTTTAGAAGGTCCTACTAAAGAACAAGAAGTAGTATTATATAATTCAGCTCAGCAACAAGCTACAGACTACATACCTCGATTTTATTTAGAATATAAAGACTCGCTTCCTCTTATACCGGATTTAGGTATAGAACCAACCGTAGATATACTTTCACCTGATTTGAACTTATATGACTTAACTTCTGAAAATTTAAACGCCGTTAAATTTACATGGAACGAACAAGATGATGATATATGGTATAGATATTTTATAGTAAGTTCTGGAGCTGTACAAAACAAATATGCTCATGCTCGTTTATGGATACCATTAAACGAACAACCAGCTGATACTAATTTATGGAACCCTCTTGAAAATAAATATTATGTTTATGATGTTGTTAGTGGAACATCTACTACATTGACTAATGGTGGTGGTTCATATTATTCTTTGAGTACTTTAGGTACTACAGGTGCCGCAGTCGGTGCAAGAGCTGCTGGTACTTATAATTTAACACCTGCGGATTATAATACTGATGTAGAACAGTTTCCTGCTTTATATACTTCAGGAGCTAATTTACAAGTTGTTGTAAATGGTGCAGGTGCAGCTACTGCAACTATAACTAATAATGGTGGTGAAGGATACTTCGCAAAAGTGGGTAGTACTAATTTATCAAACCCACCTCAGATTACTATACCTGATTCTAAATTAGGCAATGGTGGTGCTGCTGATTTAACTTTAGGTAGGACAGGAGGGGGTGGTACAGATTCTACTATAGGCACTGTTACTACTTCTGTAACCTCTGATTTAATTGGTATATCTAACTGGGCACCTGAGTTTGACCAAACTGAGTATAGCTACTTAACATTACCAAGTGGTGGTAATTTTGACTTCCCTATGGCTAGTACCGCTGAGACTGAAGAGTTTAGTGTTGTAGTACATTGTACACCAGACACATCATTGTTAGGAGGAGCAAGTTCTCAATATAATTATATACTAAGTAAATCTTATAGCACTAAGGGTTCGACTACTTATCAAGATGGTTTTGCTATGTGGATATCTGGTGCAAACGCTAATGCTCCTTACATTGTATTCAATCATGCAACAACAGAACTTGTATCTAGAACTCCTATAGATTTAGATGGTAGTGCTTTTAGTATTATATATACTTATAAAAAGAATAATTCATCTGGTCCGGATTCAAACCTATATATTAATGGTGTTTTAGAAGCGTATGAAGAATCAGCAGTTGGTTTAGGCACTACAGATAGAAACCTTATTATAGGTGGGGCTTTGTCTGGTAGTAGTGCTACTGTAGTAAATACAACTACTCAGTTTAAAGGAAGTATAGAAGAAATTATACTTTACAACACGGAAATAATAGTACCACAGAAAAGCCAAGAATATATTTACAATACTTCAGATTTATTAGATATATCAAGCAATAAATTAATTACACATAATACACGATTGTTTTTATTTGATTACCATAACATTAGAGGTAAATCTGCTAAAGAAGTTACTGCTAGTAACCAAGTAGCATGGAGGGCTACAATTTAATGTTAGTTAAAAACATTACTGAAAACATCTGCCCAAGGTGCAAAGCTGATAATAAATATGCAAACTATATAATTAGAACGGGTGTATGCCCTCATGTTTATAAAAGGTCAGAAGATGATTATGTGTATTATGAAGACAGTATAGAAGAGGATGAAGAATGAGTTTAACGTGGAATACAACAACAGGAACAGCTAACACTGAAGTTACAGGGACTTTAAGTTTCCAAGATAATAATGTAAGAGCAGTTTACATTGACTGGGATGATGGTTCATCTAATAAAAAAGAAGAATCTAATTATCAATGGTTACAATTTACAGAACCAGTAAGTGGTGCTACGGCTACTCACACATACAACGCAACTGGTACCTTCAAACCTATTATACAAACAATTAATTCAGAAGGAATAGCTTCTCGTTATTATAGTGCAAACGCTACTGAGTCAGATGTAAGACCTTTTAGCCAAGATACTAATATAGCTTCTCTTCCTGTTACAGATTTTACATCTACCTCTGTAATGAGAACTCAGAACAAAACATTAAAATCCGGTATAGACAATTCTCTGTTTGACGTGTATGGTTCTCAGGAACTATATGTTTCAATATTCCCTACACTTACCAACACCGAAATAGAATATGCTTTACCTATTAAAATAGACCTTACCCTTTTAGTTGATAATGTATTATTATCTGGGGCTAGTGATAGTGTCGATTCTATCGATGCTAGTGGGGGTGGTGGTAGTAGTATAGAGAAGGTAGAAGTAGTACTCTCTGAGAGTTATGTTACAACTCCATCTCTGAATTTTTTAGTAAATGTACTTCAAGATGGTGCTAGTAATAGAACTGCTTTATTATCAGGAGCTACTGTTAGGAAAGTATTAGAAGTCAAATATAAAAATCCTAAATATGTAGGGGCTTCTGGTGCTACTGACTACACTGCTAATGAAGTTTACAATAGACTCAAAATAGGTTTCTTTGTGGCTGGTATACCCGGTCAACTCAGTGCTACTGGTTATCCAATATGTTATATTACACCGGGAGAACCAATCAAAAAAGCTGATGATATAGAAAGACAATTGATTATGGATTTCTCTCAGAGTCGTGCAGCTGCATCGAATGTGAGTATGAGTAAATATTACTATGACAATGGTAAAATGTATTTTTCACCTGCCTTTCCGTGGAATGCTGGTGATGGAGGAGCAAACCCTACTACTGTAAATAATGGTGGTACATTATCTGCTGCTGCCACAACTATACCAGTGGTTTCTACTGCACAATTTCCAGCAAGTGGTACTATGCATGTAGGTTCGGAGATGATTCATTATACTAATATAACTGCTACATCTTTTTTAAATTGTACTAGAGGATTTGCTAGTTCAACAGCTAGTACTCATGCAGATGGAAGTAATGTCAATGTAGGTTTCTTTTTTAACGCAACTCAACAACGTGAGTATTGGCAACTCAAAGGTATAGGAAAAGACAGAGCATATCAAACAAACAAACAACGTTCTGTATCTTATACATATTTAGTAAATCCTTATGGTAAATCGTTATCTCATAAAGCAATGCCATTCAAAACAGGCACTACTTATGATTCTCCTTGGACTACAACTAATGCTTTATCTAATACATATACATCAGGTAGTATAGTTATGGACCAATTCTTGATGGATGACTTCGGACGTCTAGTACCTCAATCACACATCGTTAGATTACAGACAGAACCAAGCTCTGCTAATAGTTATAGAAGTGATTTAGATGTTCCATGTGTTTTTAGAATAACACCAGCTAAATCTTGGAATCAAAACGCAGCTGGAGGAACAGCTAGTGAAGCTAACGCTAGAGATTTTCCTACTAAAATATTAAGCAGTGGAAGTAATACCACACACTCTACTGACTACTCTACTAAAAACATGAGTAACAGTAGTGGAAGTGCTATTAGTTTAGAAGATGTTAATGTTGGAACTCAAAAGGACATGGGTGGTAACACTAGAGCCACTAACCTTAATGAGTATTTATTATTATTATTTGATGAAAAACCTGACAAATTGTTTTTTAACATGACTAACTATGCTAAGGGTATTCAGTCTGCTACAACGACTGCACCCCCATATGGTATAAATGATGTTTCAGTGTTAATGATAGAAAATTCAGGAACTAATGTTCAAAGTGTACATTGGGAACCTGTAGAGTTTGAAGATGGTACTTCTGTTGTACGGGAACGTAGGAACACAACCAACGATACTTATGATAGTTATGAGTATAGTCTATCTAAAAGTGGTGTTGTATCTTTCAATCCACCTGCTGGGTGGGAGTCTATAAAATTAGAAAATCTATATGGAGGTAGAATAAACACAACTACTATACCAGAAACTGCTGGAGATTATGGTTTTGGTGTTATTACAGGTAGTGTATCGGGAACAATAGGTTCTAATGCAACCGCAGGTAGTTTGTATGGCGATTACTTTACCATCAAGGGAAAAACTTCAGGAGATATAACTACTCCTTTGTCTGGTACTAACGATGAAGACATAGGTTCATTTAAATATATAGCATTACCTTTCTCAGGTAGTCAATACAATATGTTAACCTATGATGCAACATTTAGTTCTAACCCAGTAGCTACAAACCAATTAACAAATAATGCTACTTATGGTTCGGCTTCAAAAATAATGAGAGTAGATTCGGTGTCTGGGACAAATGGAGAAACTGTATGGGGTACGTTTACAACTGGTGGACCTTTCTCTATGGATGAACGTTTATATTTATTTAATGCAGCTAATGCTGTAATAGACACTACTAGTGCAGTTAAAGTTTATACTATATACAATACAGCCAGTGGTAACGCTTTCTGGATTAGTAAAGATGGTGGAGATGGTTATAAAGAAGCTGATGATGTTTTATATTTCCACATAGGAGATACTGGTAGCATTATGAGAGGAGGAGCAGAAAGGTTTGGTGGTGATTTAAAGTTTACCATACAGCGTATTAATGGTTATGATGCCATAGATGGGTTTAGTAAAGTTTATTTACCAAGTGGAGGTACTAATAATAAATTACCTTCAGTAGATAATTATTTCCCAGTTACAGGTTGGGATAATGATTTTAATATAGGAGGTGCCGATGCAGCAGATGCTCTTAAAGGATTATGGCAAGGACAGGAAAAATATGCTGTGAAAATTTCTATTTCAGGAACCGCAGATAATACTTCTGGTGGTACACCTATTAATCTATATCCTGAATTGTGGAACATATATGATGCAAGTAAGGGATATCATAATATTATTGATGTCGTAGATAACTCTGCTTACAATCTTAACTCTTTGGCTATTACAAGTAGTATTAGTATAGGAAGAACAGGGCAATACTTTAAAGCAATAACCCGCAAAGGAAAGGTATTTATAACTAAAACTGGTATTGCTATGGAAGAAGTTGGGTTTAGTAGTGTAGCTTTAGGTGATGAGAATTCATCTACTGCTTTTGATGACCACGGTCCAGACACATTATATGGACATTTACACACTCTACGTAAAATACAAGCAGAGGATTGTAGAGTTTATTGGGATGAACCACAGAAGGATGGTACATTTGTACGGTTGTTTGGTGTAGTTCAAAACGTAAGTGAAGTCGCTAGACCCCAAGGACCTCGTAGAGTAGTAGACTTTACATTTACTTTAGGAGTAGAAAATATAGCTTTGATAGATTCCTCTGGTAACTTAATGACAGACATTTATCCTCTAGGAGGCTTACAGCATGAGAAAGCTTACACCTAGAATATCTATTAATGGAAGAGATGTAGATTTTTTAGATGGTGCTCTAACTTCTACCGGTGGACTAACTGCTGCAAGTTTACAGTTTAAATTACCATTAACAGAAGCCGGTAATATGGCTCTATGGAATCAAGAGGTTCTTATGTATTTTAATGATTTTGAAGGCTCACCTTTGTTTAGAGGTTACATAAGAAGGTTGAAAGAGACATTTGATTATATAGAAGTTTTTGCACAAGATGCTTTGGGCTACTTAAAATTAGCTGGTGATGTATCTAAAGCAATGGTACCACTAGATGATAGAAATAATATAGATGGTTTAACTATAGGTAATGCTATTCGTAAAGCAATCAGTATAGCTGAACTGAGTGATAAAATAGGAACTGATTGTATAGGCGATACTACGCCTTTGATTAGCTCTTCTAGACCCCCCTTGAGAGGTACGATGAGCTTAGAAGATATAATAAAAGATTTGTTAGGTAGAGCTGTTGATGATAGTGGTGATTTACCAAGGCCTAATATTGCTAAGTTAATAGATGATGGGGGTAAGTCTCAGTTCGTAATAGAATTAGAAAGTGATTTAAAAACTACTGCTCCTACTATGGTGTTTACTGAGTATGATAATATAACAAGCCTAAAGATAATTAATAAAAAGGTACCGACTATTATAATAGTTAATGGAGCTAATGGAGTAAAGGGTCAGTATTCCCATCAAACAGCCGTAGATGCATTTGATAAAACATATCTAGAAGTAAATAATGATAAATTACAATCCCCTGCTGCTTGTAAAGATTTTGCACAAAAAGTATTTAGAGCTAATTTAGAAACTCAATATGAATATGGTATAGATTCTTTCGAAGGAGTATACTTAGAAGAAAATGATGTTATAACTATTAAAACAGATGACCCTGAGTTCTCTGGTAACTATAGGGTAAGGGGTAAAAAGATTGCATTTACACCCGGGGGTTTTGCTATAGGATTAAATATAAATAGAAAACCACCAACGTTAGCAGAGTTTATAGCACAACAAGATAATTAGTCTCTTGGATTACCAATAATTCCATCGTTTCTAGCTTTGGTAGGTGCGTAGTCTCCAGCGTTTGCTCCACCACCAGATACTTCAGAACCACCGGGGTTCATAGTTCTAGCAGATATGGTTCCTGCTGGTTGCATACCTTCAAATTCTCCACCACCTACTTTAACGACGGAATCTATTCTACCTTCAGAAGTAAGTCCTGCGTCTCGACCCATCTTGCGGCCGTATCCAGTAATATCTGTTTCGAATTCCATGTTTAGATTTCACACTTATCTCCAACACAAGCAAACTCAGACTTACCTTGGGTATTGTCTTGAGTCTCATATTGTGACAATTGCTTATAATCAATTACGGGTTGAGCCTTTATAAGCCTTTCGTAGGTTCTGTGGTCAATTTCTTCATATGGAGCTAATTTATACTTACCACCTGAGTAAGGTAAGAAAGATACTCCGTTTATAATTTCCCAATTTTGATACACCCAATTACCAACTTCGAACCATTCATCATCTCTAACATATACAGTCATACTAGCATTGTGTTCACACCAATTGTGTTGTAAGTTTTTATAATGTTTTAATTGGTCTAAAGCAGACACATCCTTTCTAGTAACACAACCGTCTGGTGATTTGACTGGGAATTCTAGTACCCATGTACTAGCGTCTTTTTTATTCTGTCCATTCTCTGGGTTACATTTTATACCACTATCTTTCATTAAATTAAACAGTGGGTCACGAGCCGCAATTCTGTAACGACGGATATAATACTGAGAATATCTTGGGTGAACTCCAGACGCTGAGTCTACAAGCTGTGAAACAGTTCCTGATGGCTTTACACAAGTGGTCGCTGCTGGCATTTTAGTTCCTAGTATACCAGATGATTTACGAGATATACGTAAAACACGGCTTTTAAGGGCCGCTAATGCCTCTGATGTTAATATCGAAGGGTTATCCATCTGACCTGTCAAACTGACACCTAGAAGCGCTTCTACGTCACAATTCTTTTTCCACTCTTTTCTGAGATATGGAAAATTTGTGAAAGAACTTTGTATAACACCAAGCCATGTTGCTGTCTCAACCTTGTCTAACAACGTATCAAGGTCATCGTCTTCTCTTACTACTACTTCCGAAAGGTTACAAAATTGCATATCTCGTAACATTATTTCTCCACAAGGATTTGTACCCTGTATGAGTGGAGCGTAACGACGTGCAGGGGCTTTAGCTTGAGCTGAGGAGAGATTAAATATACCTCTCTCACCTGTTCCTGATTTAGCTAACGCACCCCATTCAATTAAAAAATCTGCTGCGGATGGTTTTTCTCTGTAGATAGCACTGTTGTTTGCCATTGCTCTCTTAATAGGAAAGGGCCATTCCTTTGCGTGCCTCATTTCTTTATCAGTTAAATCACTCAAGGATATCTGGGAGCTACGTCTTACTCCACCTACTACAACTATCTCAGCTATCTGGTTACAGATGTCGTGAGCTTCTAGTGTAGTCATTTTTCTACCTTGAGCGTTGTGCATAGTTTCACGAATAAAATCGTGTAGTTTAACTAATGGTGCAGGACCAGATGCACGACCACCCATAGTCATAAGTCTAGCTCCTTCACCTCTTATTTTAGAATAATCAAAATAAATATTTTGTCCTTTGTATAAACTTCCCATTAAATCTTTAACTGAGTCTGCCCAACCTGCTTTTGAATCTTCAATAACAAACTTAGCATTACCTTGTGCTGATTTAATTTCTGGTACTTCTGGTAATTTAGATACTTCTTCTTTCTCAACTGAGAAACCAAAACCAGTACCACACATTAATACATATAAACATTCTGCAAATGCTTCAACAGAATTAATTTTCGCAAAGGAGCAGTTGTATATGCAAGTATTATCTGCTTTAGCTGCTGGACCTGCTGCCCATAAAAAACGCATCGATGGCATTACCGCAAACTCTAACATATACTTTCTAATCTTGTTAATAGTCTTATCTGGTATATCTGGTCTTTCTGAAATTATAAAACCAATAAATCTTTCTATCGTCTCAGGCCAATCTTCTCGCCTGTTCTCTTCTTCTAACCAACGTGAATACGTTCTTTTATATATAAATTCTGCTACTTCGTTCTTAAACATTTTACCACTCCAATTGCGGTTTCATTTTATAGTTTGAGCTACTATATAAGCTTTTTTCTAATTTTAAAAAATACTATTTAAAGTCTGTTAAGACACGCCGAGCGCAAGTGCAATTCTTTGGTGAATCACACTTACATCGACTTTGTGAAGTTAATAAACTCACACTTTTTTAAAGACACCATCCACGAAATATCCGTGAACACCATCTTTAAGATATATATCCTTTCCTCTGTGGTCAGGATGTTTAGTAGGTCCTTCTAACCCATCCCATGGATTAGCTACTACTTCTTTCTTTTTAGGCGCAGCCTTTTTAGTTTCTTTCTTTACTTCTTTTTTGGCCATTATTCTACCTCTATCTCTCTCATCCTACCACCAATCATCTTCATGACGGTCTTAGGTTTTACTTCTTCTTTGACGTCAACGTCTTTTTTGCTAGCTTTTTTATCTACCATGATATCACTTTTTCTTTTTACGGCGTCCCGTAGTTTTCCTTTTTGCCTTACGTTTGACTTTAGTTGGAAGTTTAGCGCCTTTAGGCGTCTCCTTCTCCCATCTCTTCGCCATCGCCGGCTTGTTCTTGTGCATCCAAGCTCTCTGTTTCTTGCTCTTGAAGGGCATCTTCGTTCTCCTTTTGTATTTCTGCAAGGTGTGCTTGCCAATCATGAACTAAATCATTCTTCTCAACAAAGCCTTGAACTATTTCAGTATTACTTTGCATACCTTGTTGTAGTTGCATTAGGTTCTGTTCAGTGCTTTGCAGCCTTTCTCCAGTCATACGTAGCTGTGTTAATAACCAACTTATATTATCCATAACTTGAGCAGGACCAGTGCCTTTCTCAAATTCTTTTACCCATGCTTCTACATCGTTCATACGTTTCTCTATTCTTTTCAATGTTGCCATATTTGACCTTTCCTAGCAAGGACAATCGTCCCTGCATATTTTCATTTGTATTAATTTATCCTTTGAATACCTATTTAAAGCTTTCTCTCTCATGTTGTGTATTATGTGTCCAGCTGTGTTAGGATTCTCAGTATACCAACCCCAGTCTCGGCCGGGCTCGTTGTATATACTAGCGAATACAAAGTGAATGTCAGCGTTGGAGTAACCAGCATTGATTAACTCCATACCTATTATTTTATTTTCTTCGTGACTGCTATGTCCACGCTCTATATTACGCTCTATGAGCTCTATTATACACCCCCTTAAGGGCATTATATAATCACTCTCTATAGAGCCTTTATGCTTAGTAGAGCTTATTGTTGCATTATTAATCTTATCTAAAAGATAATTAACGCTTAATGATACATTATGCTCTATATCTAATTCGTCACACATAAACTCAACAAAGTGTCTATATGCTTTTTTACTTTTGGTTGATTCAAACTTATCAGTTCGTGGCTCCGCAGCCATACCATATATTTCTTCGATAGACATCTTCATTACTTCCTCTACCGTAAGTTGTATACACCACACTCCTGTAGGTTCTTGAGTTAATTTAGATATATACTTTGTGTTTGGTATTCTTCGTAGACAAGCTACGCTGTTGTTGATACATGCTTGGTCTAGTGTTTTAAGTTTATAATCTTTCTTTATAGATGTTAAGTAATTTCTTAACATGTCTCTCTTGATACCATCCGATAAGTCCACGTGGGAGTATAGGTCTATATTCATTTGAAAGCCCTTCCCCCCTGTAAGATATATCCTTGGGGTAATTTCTCGAGGTTTGCAGAACACTCTTATAAATCTTCTTACGTCCATTAAACATTTTTTCACATTCTTTTCATCATCAAAATCAAACCATATAGTGTTTAATACAGCAGAGTCGTAATTAGTTTTACCTTCTACTCTGTCTTTAGTATCATCAAAAACATATACACTAGTATAGCAATTCTTTTGACCGTTAAATTCTTTTACTCTTTCTTCAAGTTGGTCGATGTTGTAGCATCTTCCAATTCTTGCTGGGATTCCAAATTCTCTGAAATACATTCTCCTACCTTTTCTAATACTTCTATCTTTTGACACCAATCTGTTGGTATCGCCATGATATCACACCCATCACACTGTGAACCGTGCATTATCACAACTATTGCTTTATCATCTTTAGCAACTAATTCACCTACTGTTTCACATATTGTAAGGTGTTCTGATGGATTGTCTCCATTTATTACATATGTTTTAAAAGTGCTAGCTGCATCGTTCCAAGTTACCTTTACAAACGGACCAACACTACCTAAGGTTTCACCCTTTCTCTTAGTGTTATCTAACATCTGTCCGTTTCTAGTATTAACTTTTTTGTTGTGCAACGTAGTCATCTTTCCACTCCTCGAACAATTGAGAAACAATACCTAAATCACCTTCATGCTTATAATATTTAGCATTACTTGGGGTTTCACTTACCATTACAGGATTGTAAGGTCTGTCAAATAACAAACGACTGTAAGGTATAGCATTGTCAGCTAGCCATTCTTTTGTTGCCATAACCCAATCTAAAGAGTTAGGTCTTTTACACCATATAGTTATGTGGTGTTCATTCTTCATTAACCATGTCATAAAATCTTTTACGTTAGCTAATGGTTTAGCTCTTTCTACATCACTGTAGTCTTTACATGGAGTACATATGACTCCATCCATTCCAAATACTAAATTCATTTCTTTATTTCCTCTGTTACTTTTTCAGCCCAATCTATCCATCTCTTCCCTATAACTTCCCAACTATAGTGTTTTACTGCATGTTTTCTGGCTGCTTTACCTGCATTTAGTTTAGCAGATATATCTTTGTAGTAGTGTGTTAATGCTTGACTTATGGCATTTTCACTACATATAGCTCTTTGTGGAGCTGCTCTCTGTGGTGTATCCCACCACATATCTTTATAAGGTAATAATATACCTCTTTCACAAATATCTTCTTCTTCTAGATGGTCTCTACCATTTGGTGATGCGTCATTGTGATGACCACCCAAAGGATACATAGGTATGTCTTCTTTCTCAGGGTCGTCACTCTTTACTAATTCCCACCCTGTAGTATAGTTTGTTACACAAATAGGGACACCACACGACATCGCCTCCAGAGTAGGTATACCAAAACCTTCACCAGCTGTAGGTAATACAAACACATCCATCATATTGTAGAGATTTGCCATTCCTTCTTCAGTAAGTGCTTGTCCTGTATCTAGAGTTCCCATAGTTGGTTCCATAAGATATTCGGCTACACCATATTGGGCAGCAAACTCAGGGAACTTCCAACCCATATAATCACTCCAATCCATATGCAATAATAACTTAGCATCATCTGGACTGAGATTATGCTCCTTTACAAACTGAGCAAATCCTTTGATTAACCTAGGTATGTTCTTTCTATGTTGGTTTCTAGCTACACAACCTACTACAAACGATTTAGGTCTAGTAATTGTTTTACCATTAAATTCATAAGTAGGATTGAGAATAGGTTTAAAGAGATTAGTATCTACACCATGAGGTATATATGTAGCCTCTACGTCGAAGTCTTTAAGTAGTCCTTGTTGACCATAACGAGACATAGCTATAGGATAATCAATCTGATTCAATTGTAGCTTCCAACTAGGCATAGAAGGTTCACCATCATAAGGTATTATTACACCTAATTTCCATGGAGTACCTTTAGCATAATCTTTATATGCTTTATTTAAAAGTTTTACTCTCTCTGTTCTTGATAACAAATCTCCTTTTTCATTGACTAAAGGAAACTGAACATGAGTAGGAGCTTTAGAATCTGTGATATGTTTAAACATCTGAAAATCTAAATGTCCTAATATTAAATCTGGTTTAAAGTTTTTAACCCATGTTGGAAAAGATTTTTCTCCAAACTTCTCTTGGCCCGGATGCATTAATGGTAATAATTCAAAGTAAGATTCTTTCTCAGTTTGACCTAAAGGCCATGGTGTCCACCACTTAGCGTGTGCAGGGTTCTGACATCCTGCAAAACCTATGTGATGACCCTCGTTATGCAATACACAACTTAGATTTTTTGTGTTAGTTCCAAAACCAGTTGGAGCCCAAGGGCTATCTGATATTGGCATTATTCTTAACTTACCTTTTTTAGGGTGTTCCCACTTTAATTCAATGTCTCTACGACCTACTGTTGTCTCTGTATTCATCAATTCCTCTATTGTTTTATAGCAATAATATCTCTTTTATTAACAATAACGGTTCCCTTTTCTCCAGTAAGGTATACAAAATTTTCATCATCATTCGTTATCATTCCTCTTCCTACTTTAGTTCTTTCTTCTTCACGCCAAACCACTTTGACTTCTGCGTCAGACAAAAAGGCTGACAACGGTTTACTTTCTTTTTCATCCATTATATCACTTCCCACGGGGGTAAGGAGCAGCAACGAGCTGTCCTTAATATAATTATTACCTACAGAAGTATTTAAAGATTTGCCTTGATATAAGATATTACTTCCTTAAATTTTTCCTCGTCATATTTGCTTCTACCAACATTGGACATACGAGAACATATCACAATATTGTCTTTGGTGTAATCTTCTCCGCAACGGATTCTATCTACACTTAATGCAAGTGGGTGCCATGACACATTAGTCCATTCTGGGTCTAACGGTATGTTCAACCAATAACACTTACCATTCTGTTTATTAAAAAATATATCTTTTAAATCATCTGCATCGAAATCTATCTTCTTTGGTTTATAGTTAGGTTTTAATTTCTTTTGACCTGCATAACCCTTAGGTCCATAGTCTGCACTCTTCTTTACATTATACCATAATCTACCAAACGGGTCTTTATATTTTCTTGCTGGCATTATATCCACTCCGCTAGTGATTGTTGTTTTTTATCTAATAATGTTAAAGGTGGCTTCTTCTTTACATAATCTTTTAAATTAAATTTAATTAATAGGTTAGATATTGTGTCCCAATAGTATGTAATATCTATTTCATCAACTGATTTGATTTGTTCTTTAAGACGATAACCTTCCTTTGTCTTAGCATAGAAGTAAGTAGTTCCTTCTGCTGGTTCCATTCCTATTTGTATACCTAGATTCATTAGTTGAACTGTTAAATCGGTATCTGATTTATAATCATCATACCCTCTATTGGTTGACCTACGCATAATAAAATCTTCTAATACATATCCATCTAAGTTATATAATTTATCTACAAATGAATTTGTAACGGTGTTATTTAACCGAGCGTCGGATAACCTATCTAACACCTTATTATAGAATATAGAGCGGCTCTTAGATTTAAACGTGCTTCCATGCTTCGTAACACTACCATCCAAGTTACGCAATATATAATTACCAACCTGAATCCATACTCCTTCGAGGTATTCATCTTTATCCATATCTATATGAACTGATTCACACTGACTATTTAATTTATAATCTAAAAGTTTACGTAGCCTATTAGTTAACCATCTTTCGTCCACATCCACATTAGTATTAATCCCATCTGTATGAACATATACCACAGCATCTTTTCCATATCTGCCACGGATGATATCGACCGCTGAAAGAATGAGGAACCTTGCCATCGCGGTGATAGTAATACCCACAGCCATGTCGCCGTAAGAAATATAAGGATTAGCATTTGCACCATAGAATGTATTCACCATTATTTTAAGAGCATCGGATTTACTCTTGTCCTCTTTAGTCTTTCCAAGTTTATAAGGTTTACGCATCTCTTTAAATGTAGAACACATATCATACAAACAACTGTTCTTACTTCTATCAATCTTGACCATCAATCTTTTATCTACTTTATTATCGGGAACATAGAGGATTCCATCCTTAAACTCTATGTCTGGTGTATAGTCGTCATAGCCTACGATTCTAGTCGTATCAGGCCCTAAGTTGAGAGCCATCGCTATAGAGGGATAATACGAACTGAAATCAATCTTGAAGTTCTTAGCTTCGAAGCCCGGCTTATACAATTGAATGTGTGCAGCTTGATAATTACCTTTATCAAATCTAAATATATCTGGATGTCGCTCTCTATTTCTATCAAGCGCTACTATGCCCTGCTCATAGAGAGACCTGCCCTGTAGAATTTTCGTAATGTAGCTACTGGGGGCGTTTATATAGGTTGCTAAGGGGACACAGAGAACCTCTGCTACGTATTGTATTTGTGGAAAGTAGTGGTTATACATAAACATTGTGCAGTCCACATCAGACAGAACGTAGTCTTCGATTTCTTGTAGTGAGTAGTCCATCAGAGTTTTGTGTGCGAAGTCGAGCTCGATAGGGTCTAGTCCGAATGCTTGTGATACTTGCTTGAGACCACGTGGTAATCCTGATAGACTATAATCTAATCTAGCCCATCGTAGTAGGTCTAGTATGACTCTACCACCAGCGTTCATCTTAAGTTCTCTGTTGTCTTTGGGTGGTTCATACCCCCAGTCCGAACCATCTCGGTTCAGGTGTTTCTTATACTGAGACTCGTTTATATGATTGTAACGAACCCTGTGGAGAATCTGTGGAATATCATAACCCACAAGATTCCACCCCGTAATAATGTCAGGGTCATAATCTTGTATATAATTAGCGAAGTCCCATAATAGTTGTTTATCATCTTCTTTCTCATTATCCCATAAGAACACTTTGCGCTCTCCAGTAGAAGTTACAATGCCAATGGCAACAATGGGATACTTTTCTCCAAAAGGAAATGTCCCATCTGGGGAGTGTGTTTCTATATCGAACACTAGGCATTTTACATCTTTGTCGTTAGGGTAGTCTGCAAAGAACTTAGGATGTTCTATGCATAACCTTTCGAGTAATGCTTCCCTTCCACCATCAAAGAGTGCGTGGGTAGGAACGTGGTCTCTACCCGGTGTGTAGGTGTGTTTCTTTAGGTTCACTGTTTTGTCTGAACCAACGAGTTTCTTCGTTTCTCCCGTTTCGTCCTCAGTATAGAAGTATGGTGTGTAAGGTGACTTAACTGCGTCGACTTCACCATTCCTATACATCTTGACCATCAAAGATTTATCTGTTAAGTTGATTGTGCGTTTGTTAATACTAGCTATGAGGGGAACTTTCATTCTTCTTCTTCCTTCTCAGCTTTCCAAAATCTTATCAATTGAACTGATTCTTGGATAGCTCTGGCCCACCCTCTGTGAACCTTAGCTACCTGTTCCATCTCACTACTCTGGTCTGAGGTTTTAATATCAGGTTCAAATTGACCTGACATATCCCAATGGTAGTTAGCAGCTGCTGTAAGTATTTGAATCCATTGTTCTTTCTCATCTTCTGTGCTCACTGTTAGTGAGGGGTTTGAAGATGCAGCTGTTTGTATTTTGGTCATTGGCCTTCTCTGAATGCTTCAGCTTCTTCCGGTGACATTCTATTAAATAGTTTGTCCATATTGTTGACCATGAGTTCTGATAACTTTATATCATAAACATCACACAATCTCTGGAGATACCATAAAACATCACCCATCTCATCTATAATGAGTTCTGTGTTGTCTACTCTATCTCGTATTTCTTTTTTGAATGCACCACCGACTTCTCCGGCCTCATTCATCAAACCTATCATTAGGTATTCTTTCTCTCTACGCTTTGGATATTTCGCTGTCTTGCGAGTAAAATCCAAATAGGTAGCTTCTATTCCTTTCACCATATGTTTAACTCCTCTGGTATTTTTTTACTTATATTCTTTCTCTCAGTAGGGAGATACCTATAAACTAAGTCTGCCTTTTGGTCACTCTGTATAACCCAAGGCTTAACTATAATTAAATCATTCTCTCTACACCACATTCTTTTCTTCAGTTTACCACCGATTCTAATCATGCGGGTTTTACTGTCTGCACAGAGGGCTCTCATTCTAGAACCCCCTGACATCTCTATGACTACTGCAAACATCTCATCTCGCTTAGGAAGTCTACTTCTTCTGAAAGTATTCTCTGACTGCTTTGTCTTCTTCGTCATTGTAATCTCCCTCTGCATTTAGTAGAAAAGACTCGTAGTCTTTAATCTTAGCGTCACTAGAAGACTTGAACACTGACGGATAATCACCAGTGTCAACTTCTACCGCTGTCTCTGCTCTCGCACCCAGTTCAATGTTGTCCCCACTAAACGGGTCAACAATCCTGATACTGCTACAACTGCGCCCAATGTATTCATCAGATACTTTAGGCCACTCTTTTCGTATAAACTCTTTCGTTTCTTCAATTAAATCACTCCAATTTATTTTTGATACTGGTTCTGTAATGAGTGGGCTCTTATAGTAAAGTTTTTTACTTCCTTCTTCATCACACTCTAAGAACCCTGTCATCATTAAACCTGCTATAACTGGTCTTAATTTGGTAAATGGTAGACCAGCTGATTTAGCAGCCTTTTTCAATTCATTCTCTGACATCTTAACTGTCTCACTATCTGCAAAACCAAACCTATCTAATCTAGTTTCGGGAAATAGTTTAAGTATGTCTGTTCCATGACTTGGCATGTGTAAGCATTCTTCTACAAATGAGTTAAGATATATTCTCAGTCCGAGCCAGTTATGTTTAGGTGATACTAGTCCATATTGTATACCATCTTGTTTGACTTTAACTATCTCATCTGGATAAAACCTTGCTATAGCATTAATCAACTTCAATAGATACTGAACCTTCGACCGTGATACAGGGAATGCTGATGGTATTGCGTCAAATAGAAATGGGGCGCATGGATTCTTTAATACAGTCGCATCATCTTCGTCTCTTTCTCTCAATGTAGTTAGTATGTGTTTCTTTAAATCTTTTATTTCTTTATCTGACATTGAAGACATAGAGGCTTTTGGTGAAGCTGAATGTAAAAGTTTATGTTTGATAACTCTTTCTGTCTGTTTGACTGTAGGGTTTGTATGCATAATCATACATCTACGTTCTAACTCAGCATCAAACATAGCTGAACCTTTATCATTCTCTACTGCTACTGCCATTAAAACATATTTAGGTTTTAACCACTGTGTTACTGCCATCTTGATAGTAACATCTGTCTTTTTACGTTGGGCTGTTCGCCCGTCTGCCCATGTTTTAATGATTTCCATGACACCCTCTGGTATCTTTTGTGCTTCTGGAATAAAAACAAATCTAGCTTTGTTGATTTTATCCTCGTCATACCATATTGCTGTCTCTGACATATGTTCTACTGAGTAGACATACTCCTCTGGAAGTAGGTTTGCCACAGCTTCCATCAATACAGTCTTACCTGTTCCACTGTATGCTTTGATACAGAAGTTAGTATCTTCTAACAAGTAAGATAGACTTGTAGTTAGAGCTAACGAATCCTCTCCTAGTATAGGGAAAAGTGTTCCGTCTTTTTTCTTTGCATTGTGAAAATATCTTAGCAAATCGTATATTTCATATTTTTTCATTTTGTTATTTTCCTATATAAAAAGTAAAAGGCACCTAGTATAGGGCCATCTACAACCATTATTATTGTTATATACTCTATCAAATCCATTTCTGCCTCGCATTTAATAAGTTGAGAACATTATGTTCACATAACTTTACTGCATACTTTTTAAGTTCTTTCTCTTCTATTGCTGGGAATTGTTCTTTCATCAATAAAAATAAATCTATCATTGTTATTGGTTCTCCATCTTTATCTTTCAGATACTCTACTATCTCTTCTGGTACAGTCCATGTATATGATTGTTCTTCGCTGTTAGTTAGACTTGGTCTGAACTTCTCAGCTACGAATACTTCGTTCTCAGTTTGTTCTATCTGATAACCATTGACACTCTTACCGAAAGAAGTCTTAACTTTTCCAAAAGAAAATTCAAAGACTACATCAGTAGGATTGATGCCTTTCTCTATCAAAGAAGAAAAAATACGTTGTGCTTGTGTATGAGATGCTACTGTAAGCGTGAGATATTTAATAGTCTTATCTGACGATATGTATAACCCATAGGTGAATTCATTTATCTTAGGTGTGCTATTCTTACAAAACACACACTCACCTTCTTTTGCCCAGCATTTATTTCTTTTCTTGGTAGTGGGGTTCCAATGTTTTACCCTGTGTATAGGGGCTATGAATGCAAATTGTCCTAAAGCAGTCATTGAGTCTAATAACCAAACTCTCTCGCTTTTAGTAGATTGGCACCAATCTGTGTCTCTACTCATTCTATCTCTACTTTCTTAGCTGATGTCTTCACTTTCTTTTCTATGACTAAGTCTAGTATACCATTCACCATAGTAGCTTTTGTAGACTCTGGGTCTAACTCAAATAGAAAAGTCTCTTCCCATTTGAAGTTCTTTCTCTCTGAGTTGGCTACGATAGTGACTGTTCTACTACTGACTTCCACATCAACCTGTTCTTTATCCAAACCAGCTAATTCAGCTGTGATTGTTATGGTGCCATTCTCTACATTTACTGAGACATCCTTTCTACTTAGTGTAGATAGGGCATGACGGCCTGAGGGAACTTGTTCTATCTGTGATAGTAAGTCCAACCACATATCCATCATACGGTCTGCATCTCTTCCATACATTTTAGTCCTCCACTGTTGGAGTAGATGCTCCATCAGTTCTTTTCATTAGTCTGAAGTATGGTTTGTTACTTCCTTCTTTCCAATAGGTATTCCTGAACATAACATATTCATCTCCACCTTCGGACTTACCTGAGTAGTAGATGTTTCCGTTCTTATCAGTGTTCCGGAACAATCCGGCTGTTAGTTCTAAGCTATTTTTTTCTGCCATATTTATTTCCTCCTTTCATTATCCATGCATTGTGCCGTGCACAGAAGCGGTTTTGATATCAATCTCTAATAGTTTTTCACCATATGCTGAGATTAATTTATCTAATGTTTCACTAAAGAATTTTTCTACATCAACTTCTGATGTAGGATTTATCTCTAATTGAAATGTCCCGATGCGTAAAAGATGTGTCATCTTACTTGCATCCATTTTAGCCATCATTAACTGACCAGCCATCTCACCCATGTCGGGTTCAGAAGATGAATCTGTCATCGATAACCTCCAACTTAATTAATATTTTTCTTAGGTTCTTTACCATACCTTGTGTCTCTCCTATTTTGTTTTCCAAATCATCAAAGCGTTCTGACATCTTATCTATTCTAGATAAGACATCTTCTATATTTTGAACAAATGGAAACCAATTACTTTCTTCACTATACGTTGCGTTTCTTTTGCGAATTTCTTCCGCCCATCTTGTGTGGTGGTTTTCTTCCGCCTTTCTGTCTTCTTCTATTGTCACTGTTTTGATTCCTTTTTAGTTGTTTCATGAGTATTTTGTTTTTACGTGGGTTCACATGATGACCCTGTCCTGTCCAACCATCAACATAATATCGAATATATCCCATCCAATAGTCACGACAGTTTTCCTCAGTTGGTTCTAAACCCCTCATTATGCATTTCTCTTTGAGACGTTGAACCATCTTACCTGTTTTACCCTTAGCCCATATACGGTCAAAGGCTCCCCATCTTTCATTCATATCTGACCTCCAATGATTTGATAACATTGTTGACAGTATGGATTACCATTGACGTCTCTATATTTAATATATTCTGGAGCCAACTCCCACTTACAAAGGCCACAGTTCATCCGAACATACTTCCTGTGTATGAATCGTGTTGAGGTGGTTGTGGGGCTTCGGGTGAGAAAGCTTCTGGTGTATTCTCTTTTGCCTGTCTAACCATCATCTCTAATACTTTAACATAAGCTAAGATAGACATTTCTTGCCATTTCTCTAACTGATATGTTTTAGTAATCTTTTCAAGGTCTCTACCTATATTCATAATATCGATAGAGTCCATAGCTTTTACTAATATTTCCCACTGAAGAGATTCGTCAGCTGTCATAAGTTCTTTCAAATCTAATGCTGACTCATTATCTTTAGCTTTACTTAGAAAGCCTTCTAACATTTCATTCATGTTTAATCCAATATATCCACTTGAACTTTTTTGATGAGGTAATGACCATCATCATTCTGGAACCAAACGACATTATCGCCACTGCCCATGTTCATATCTTCCAAAATTACATCTGGAATATATACTGACTTATATTCACTTATTCTTTTTATACTACTTACTTGTTTCATTTTACTACCAGCCTATCTAATCTATATGCACGTGGTCTCTGTGCGAACTGAGACGCATATTGTTTTAGATTATATCTGTTATCTTTACCTACTACATAGAAGTTACCTTCTGAGGACATTCTAATGTCTTCGGGTAGGATTTTCCTTACAGAGTCACTGTCTGAACTGTGCTTCCATGAAGCGAAGTCAAACTGTGTTCTGTTTACAGGGTTGTATTGAATACTAACCTGTTTGTGCTTTCCTGTCTTTTGATAATGCTTTACAGCATCCATCAATGCGTTGATTTGTTTTGTTCTATCCATTTTAATCACTCTGATTCATTCAAAACCACCTCCCTATATAAAGGTTATGGTAATGTAAACTGAGACTTGTATAGCATACACTCTCAGTTGGTCTCGTATTGATATTTCTAACGGTATTATATCCATCTATTCTTTGTATGGTGTGCAGTGAACACACCTCTTTCTTCCATCTATACCGACGAAGAACGCTCTCTTAAAACATCTATTACATTCACTCATAATTAATTAAACCACAAATAATATGCGATTACCCCTAAACATAATAGATTACCTATAGTATATAATATTATTGTCTTCATATTTATATCACCTTTCTTTTTTGGTATGTTCTTAGTTGTTTTTACTGTGTAATGAGGTATTGCTTTCCAACACTCGTCGCATAAGTATGCTTTGATGTGTGGTTCCTCACTTGTATAATGGGTGCGACATCTATTACAGTTATGCCACAACACTTTATAATAATTAGGCTTCACTTACTTTCTTAGCTACAGCCATGTATTTTTCTACAGCCATAAGAATGGGTGGTTGTAGCTCTTTAGGTATATAATCTATTCCATCCATGCCGTTATCTAAATCCTGATAAAATATTTCTAAATATGCACTAAAGTTATCTGTGATGTAATGATAACCATTATCTACATCTTCATCATAATCTCGTATGAAGTTAATAACTTGAAATGCTCTACCTAATGCTCTGGCGTGTATCTCACAGCGTGGGTGACATCCTAATATCTTTGACATCATCATACCAACTGATTCAGCTGAACCCTTACAGTATTCTAACATAGACACTATAGTATGTTCTTTCTTCACCATGTCTTGATACATACTTATGTGAAAGTCTGAGAGCCACTCGCCTTCGAACTGATACTTATCACTCACTTCGTAGAATTGTTCTATGACTTCCCTCCAATGTTTGAAGTCATGTAAAGTCTTCTCACCTTCAACCATCTCATCACATACCCTGAGGTATGCGTATAGTTTGTATATATCTTCTTTGATATCATCTGGCCACGCACTCATACATTCAAAGAACGTGGTGCTATATTCTTCCATTATCTCTTTCATTTCTTTTTTATCCTTACTTTCTTAACAGGTTTTCTCTGTATAATCTTATTGAAGTCTACAAACATACCACCTTTCTCTGCTGAGGGTGGTAAGGTATATCCTTCGTAGGGTATTTTAGTTGCTCTTTTTTTCATATTGCTTCTTCGTATAATTTTTGTAAATTCCACCTCAAGGGTGATTTTAATCTTTCGACAATGTATGCGTGTTCATCAAACCAGCTCCATTTAACTGACTTTCTTTTGAAAGCCTTACTGTATAAATATTTAGCCTGTGATGGTGTAATTGCATATGTCTTTTTGTTTCTGTATTCTTCTCTTCTTATCAAGATAAAACTTAGTCCACCAGCCCTTTCCAACTTAGCTCCCTCTCTTATCTGATGCTTAGCGATAGCAGGGGTATTACCATAATGTAAAGGAAAAGAAGTAAGATTCCGAGAAGTTTTAGCCTCAAGCATAATTGGTCTACTTCGGTAGACTGTAAAGAAATCAGCGGGTTGCTTCTCAGCGACTGCGACTTTGACGAATCTGTTAATGTCATTGGTATCCTGTATTCTAAACCACCATATGTGGCGACTGCTTTTCAAGCTTCTTCTTATTTCGTTTTCGAAATTCTTTCCTGTATCCTTTCTTCCCATAATGGGCCTCACTGAGCAAATATTGAGGTAAGTATAGAGCTACTTAATTGCTTAATTAATCATGCTCTATAAACCATGCTCTATTATATCTCCCCTTTAGAGATATATAAAGCTTTGCTAAGTGGAGCTTATAATGTCTTTATAGAGCATAGGAAACATCTTCCGTCTAACAAACCATCTTCACCTATTGAGATACGTTTGCCACATTTCCTACACTCAGTCCATGCTAATGACATTAATATTCTGGAGGGTGCACCTGTGTTAGTCCACAGTAGGGACACGTTACTTGTTTAAGTGGGGGCATATCATAAAGATTCTCTCTACACTTTTTATTGAGACACTTCATTCTGGTTTGCCTAACTTTCTCTGTTCGTCTATAATTTCTTGAGCTGTTTTCCATTCTGATTCTTCAGCTTCTAACTCTAAGTTCTCTTCTGCTCTCGCATAGATTAACTCTCTAACCATCTTAATAGAATCACGAACTGATTCGTTATCAGTAGTCTCAGCGATGTAGAAATCTAAATCATCCATCATCATTCGGGCTACCTTCGGTGAACACCAATCTAAAACAATCTTCATAAAGTGAACTGCGTCGCCTGTAGTTGTGACCATTAGTCAAACTCCGGTGTGTATAGTCCGAGTTCAATCATCCTCTCAAGCCATTGGTCCTGTTCTTTGAGTGGCATCTCGTAGTGAATATATTCACAAATCTCGAAAAGGTAATCCTTTAAGTTTTCCTCAGTCAACTGTGCACCAGCTAACATCTCTTTGAGTTCCATGTTCTCTTGTTCTAAGTTCATTTTTTCTTTGCTCCGTATTTACGTGGTCTTATCATAAGTTTCTTAGTTCGGTTCAAACCAAACTTCTTATCTATCCACACTAATAATTCTCTTATCATCTTTCTTTCTCCGGTGGCCAATAGTATTCATACTCGTTTATGATTGTGAGGTCCGTTTGTGCATCGTCATCGAAGTGCTGTTTATAAAAGTCGTAATCCTTACGAAGTAGGTTCATTCGATGTGACTTATGCAGTTCCGGATAGCCTAACCATTGAGGGTATACTATCGGCCCTTCTATTTCATATAATTGCATCGTGTTGTTATATCCACGTGCAACCCACTCTTCTATCATTACGTTAGTGTAATGTTTCAAAGCGTTTTCGTAACCAACCCACATTAAACGTGCGGGGTGGTTGAGCCAACCTTTCTTATCGTAGTCCGGACTGAGTGAGTTGATGAGCTGAAGTCCTTCTACTCTTTGCTTACCGAGACGACGATAGTCTAATAGTTTGGCTGATGTTCTAAAGTTTTTTGTTGGTAAAAATGTTTGCATATTTTCAATTCCTTTTGATTATATTTCAATATATTTGATTATCCTATATAAAGGTTGTGGTGCACGAAGAGAGAACGGCTTCTCAGTAAGAGTCGTGTGGCTTCGCAATTGAAACCATCGTGCTCTTTCTTTTCGTATACCACGCTACAATGTAGCATTCCACACTCATCTGACATAACTGTCACGATAGATTTACAGGGGTATACTGAGGTATGCTTGACATATACTCGTCGCCATTATGATTAGGCTAAACGATATATTTGGTTCTTTTGTATCCAGCTATCACCATACCGATAGCTACCTCTCTGTTTATACTGTCCTACTACTGATGTCTCTGAAAAAACTTTCAGCGTGGCCTGATAAACAAACTGAGCTTCAAAGTTCAAGGTCTTCGTGCGTTTGGTGGGTAATAAGCTGAGCTATGAGCAAAACCGACTAAGTAAAATAAGTCTCAACTTATTACCTGTCACCCTTAACCCAGCATCATAATCATGACCATCCATAACATCATGAACCCAGCGATTAATATAAACCACTGAGCTTCTTTCATATTATTATCATCATTCATATTTTTATCACCCTTCTAATTACTTTACTTACCTTAGTTGGTAACTCACCTGTATCATCACACAGGATGTAATTAGTAAACATATCTTTCATAATATGTTCACGTGCACCTGAGATGCCTATTTGAATTACATTCCATCCCTGTCCCTCTATGTGTCTGACACACTTCTTAGTATGTGGCACACTGATTGGGAATCTGTATTTGTCTGCTGATGGTTCACCGTCTGAGATAACAATCATAAGTTTGTTACCACCTAATGAGGGTGACTCAGCTTTGACTCTCTCGGCTGATGCGAGGATAGCCATACCATCTCTGTTTTCACTACGTGCTCTCATAGCACCCATAGCTTTTATATCTGATTTATATGTAGGTGACCAATACACTGACATATTAGTGTCACCTTTACCATCCCATTCATAACCGTCAGCTGTGTGACCAAACACCCATAAGTTGAGAGCTTGATTGTCTTTGAGTGATTCACGTAAAGCAATCGCAGTCTCACGTGCTTTAGCCATCTTCCATGAACCCATACTACCCGACTCATCGACTAAGAGACATACATCGAGTGGTTTGTCTTCGTCAATAATCACATTCTTGAATAAGTCGGGTCGACCGAGAGGTATCTTATGTAGCATACGTTTATCTAACTTACCTCTTCGTTGGTTACGAATGGTGTTAATACGTGTGTCACCATATAGTTGTATCTTTCTCTTTAGTTGACCAATTGCTGATTTCATATTTCTTTCAGCCTCAGTGTATTTACTCTTATCATAGTCTGAAGAGGCTCTTTGATTACGCCATGTAACTTTACCACCTTGTCTCAAACCGAGAGCACGGGACACATCCCACTTCTCTTCAGAGTAGTCACTGTCAGCTAACTCATCTATTTCATTAGCGAGTTCGTCTGAGATGGTATCCCTATCTAAACTATAATCAGCGAGTTCTTTTGCGAACTTATCCAAAGCTCGTGATAACTTCTCTTTACGGTCATATCTATCACCACGTTCAGCTTCGTCACGTTCTTTTTCTATAAGTCTATCTTTGATACGTTCCATGTCTTCAGCTGACATCTCTTCACCAACAGATTCACCCCACTCACCTAAAAGGTCTTTGAGTCTTTCATCAGCACGTCGTAGTATTTCTTCTTCGTCGGTGCCTTTGTGTTTCTTAGCTTCTTCTTTAGCGAGTTGATTCATATAACAATATATACTATCCATAGCCATAAAGGTTGAATGTCTATCAGTTAGTGCATCTTTTAGAGCACGGGCAAAGAACTGAATATGTTTAGAGTGTTTCTTTCTACGGTCAGCTGAGATAGATTGTGGGTATCTTACCATAGCTAACAATGTATTCATTATGTCAGCGATAGGATTACCGTTGAACTCATCTATCTTGTGGCCATGCTTACCAAAGAAGTGTTGTTTAACCTTCTCAATATACATAGTGTATCCGGCATGAGTCTTAGCTAACTGAGATTCTATATATTCATCTTCTATAATATTACATATGTTATGTAGTAATCTTTCCTGTGCCGGACTGAGGTGGTTTTGGTGACTATACTCACGTTCCCATTTAGTTAATGGTTTAGTATGAACTAAGTGTAACTTCTCATGAATTGAGAGACCAGCTAATACATCGAGCTTGTCATCATCATTCTCAATGAGAGTCCCATCTACATATATAGTTCCATTAGCCATGTTCGAATAGTTCTTCGAATCAGTTGCGAAGTGTAATGAATGTTTCACAGTTGGGTCTACTACTTTACAAAGAGAATCTAAATGTCTTTTGTGTTTAAGCATACGAGCACTGTCGTTTGTAGACCGAGACCAATTACCCCATGAAGTAGTTCCACCACCGGACCAATATGAACTACCACCCCATGTGAAACCCGAACCTCTATTCCAAAGGTCACCATGTGCTGAGACAGTAGGTGCGGGTGAACTGTATGTCTTTGCTATAGTCGGACTGACGAATGGGTCTACTGTAGTGTAACTGTTGCCACAATCTTTACAGTTGCCATGACCGTCGGCATCAGTCCAATCGTCACACGCATAACAGAAATCATCTTCACTGTCCTCAGTCCATTCATCTATTGAATCGCCATAATCCATTTATCTACCTCACTTACTAAATCTTTATCCTCACTACGGAACTTATACTCGAAGCACTTAAGGCTTCTCTTAGCTGAACCGATAACACATTTATATATAAACATATCTTCGTTACTAACTAAGCCTTCAGCTATTTCTCTTACTTCATTGATATTCATAGTTGGTTTGTTTGGGATGAGAATATCCTCATCTTGTATCAATCTACGTTTGTATGCACCTACGTGTCTACCATTGACCTCAGTATCGGGGAATACATCCTTGATTATCTTTCCTATCATTGTTGGTTTGTAACCATTCAGTATAAGGAACTTAGCCAACTGATGCCAATATGTGTGCTTTCTACGTAATACTTTCTTCTTAACCATCTATTCACCCATTGATTGAATAACTTGTATAATACGAACTCTCTCAGTATCGTCACCACCCTGAACAGGGTAGAACGGTAAACAGGTGTGTTTCAGTGCATCGACTAAAGGCATCCCATCAACAACTAACTCAGCCGATGCTAAACACATACGTGTTGAAACAGCAGTATTGAGTTCGTCTGAAGAATGTAAGTCACGCACTCTCTTAGCAAAGTCTACAATCTTATCACCATCGTAGTCTGTAAGCTGAGGGTTTCTGTTCTGTATCAGTTCTTTCTCTTTCTGTGGTGGTAAGTATTCTAATTCATATATACCACCTGTGAATCTATCTTTCCATGCTCGGTCTAAATCATGAGATGCACCGAGATACTCTCTACCTATGTTAGCAGTAGCGTAAAAGAACGCACCTTTACTAACTGAGACAGTATCGCTATCTTCACTCTCATCGAGAGCTAAATACTTTTGACCATCTAATACCGGCATGAGAATGTTAGCTAAGTCACCTGTTCGGTCACGTGTTACCTCATCTAACATAATGAATGAATCACTTTGTATTGCATTGACGAACCGAGATGGTTTGAACCATGTTCCGGCTTCTTTGTCATACTTAGTGTCACCCAATAACTTAGCTGAGGGATTCATAGTGTCACCGAAGTTAAAACTATAAAAGTCTTTTGCAGTGATATCAGCTAATATCTTACCGAGACTCGACTTACCACATCCTGAGGGACCTGTGATAAGAATGTTTTTACCTCTAAATATGTTTCTCAACATAGTATAGAATGTCATGTCATCAGCGAATTTAAACTCTTCGGGCACATTGACTGACCCTCTTAGTTTAGACATCACTGTGTCTTTCTCTACTTCTACCACTTCTTCGGGGGTAGGTTCCTCTTCTAACGTGGGACTGTCTCGGTCGAATAGACTGTCGAGTCCTCTGTGGTCGGTTTTGTCTTCCATTGTATCTCCAGATATATCATCCTTTATAAGCGTTTCGGTTGTTGAACTGAGAAGTTTATCCTCATCTGAACCATGATATAATCCCTTCTTCCATCTTCTCACTCCACGCTTGTCTTCACTCACGTGCCAATATCTACCGTCTCCGCCTACACGTTCATAGTGTAGAGGGAAGTCAGTAGCTGACTCAGTTGGTGATGGTCTTCCTTCTCTTCTACTCATAGTTCACCTGTAATGTAATCTTCTACTAAACAGTGTTCGCATGAATACTTATTCACTTCGTGTCCACCTGTATCATATGTTGAATACTGTCCACAATCTACGCAGTTCATCAGTTGGCCCTCCTTCTTCTAATCATCTTACGGTCAACACGGCTTCGGTCATATCCATAGGTTCTCTCACCTGAGATACCACTCGAAGTGCCTTTGACTTGATACTTCTTCACTGTTCGTGATATAGTATCTATATCTTTTTGTTCCATTGTGCTGAGGGCATCTACGAACTTTCCTAAGTTCACTGATACTGACCAAGCATTGTCTTCTACATCATCGAAGACGGAATTTAATAATTCCCTCAGCACTGTGAAACGTTTATCATCAGTTGACTGAACACTTAACAAAGGGACTTTGTCTGTGTGCTGAGTCATGTAGTTATTGAACTTAACGATTACGTCACTCAAGGTAAGACCTCTCTGAACTGAGGGAAGGACTCAAAGTTATGTGGATATAATCCATTGTTCTTTACATTCCTGAAGTATGTCTCAGTTGCACGTATCTTACGGGCTTTGATTGCGGAACCGTCTCGGTTCGGGGTTGCACTTAACAGTTGTTGTAACTGTTTGGCAGTCATGCTTTTTAGTTGTATTGCTAATGTGTCGATGTCGGTCATAGTCATCGTATCTACATCAATATACCCCTATATAAGCGTTTCCCCTTGTGGACTGAGAACCCAGCACAAAAAATAAACTGAGTATAAAAAACGGGGTGCTTTTTCGTGCAAAACTTTATATAGTTCGTGTTCCCTATATTAACTATATTAAGATATAGCTTAGTTATGCTAATTATTGCTGTAAGTAAAGAGCTTAGTAAAGCTTAACTAAGTAAAGCTTAATTACTCAGTAGAGCTTTGCGTAATAGAGCATTATAATAAAGCTTAACTGAGATAATATAGGCTGATAACTATTACTACTACAGTTCGAGCACGAACACATTACGTGTCGAACTAAGCTCCATTAAGCATTTTCTCATTGTAGCCTACCGAAAATCTTAGTAGAGCTTGTGCTCAACTGAGACTATTTTCTCATCTGGCCCTACTGACCTCTGGTTCTGGTTTGAACCTGAACTGAGAGCGCAGTTTCTCACTGCCCGATAACGGTTTCTCACGAGCTCTGTAAAGCGAACTGAGGAGGAGGGGTTTGTTGAGCTGAGGCATCTTGAAAAAGTTTCACTCGAGTGGAAAAATAAAAATTATAAAAAAAATAAGGATGGGTAGGAGGATTTAATGTATACCTCCAATGGGTTTATGCCACTACATAGTAGAACCCATACCAGTTTTGCATCCCTCCAGCAGTCGCTTCTCGGTTTGCGCAGTCCTGTGCCTTAGTCCGTGGCGGACTTGTTCGGCCATACCCGATTACGGAAGAGCTACTTCCATAAATATAAGGTGAGCAGTTTTCTGACTTGCTCAGGTGCTTATTATCTATCTATTTCAATAGTCCTGCTTTCTTCATCGCTTTCTTCAAATCAGCTTCTGACATCTTACCAGATGCAAGAGCAGAAACGACTGAATCAACCGATGGTGCTTTACCTGTTGCTTTCCGTTTGGATTGCAGTTCATGAGTGCGAGATGCAACCATAGATGCTGTCTTATCGTTTGAACCGATGACATCACATATTGCTACGAGGCAGTCATACTTTACTCCGGTTGGGTATCGTTGAGATACACCAACACGAGCAAATCCCAGCGAGTCCAATAAAGAACTCACGAGTCTTTCATCCTTTGGAGCCCAAAGGTAATCCATCTTTGCTTTAGTCATACTATACCAATGAGTGTGCCTATTTAAGGTTAACCCCTGCTGACTATTTGTCTTAGTTCTAAGTTCTCAAAGACTTCTGGATTTGACAGACGAATCTCACGAGCGAGTTCCATGTGTCTTCCTCTGCTACCTGTTCCTACAGGAATCATTTCTTTGTATAAACCGTATTTACCATACGGAGTCGTGCCGATTTCTACGAAGTAGTCGACCTCCTTGCTTCCATTCTTCCAAGGAAGATTGGTCTTAGTCTGAGTTGCTTGGCTCATGTATTACCAAGGGGGAACCCCTATATAAAGCTTTTTTCACACAAGTGGAAAAATAAAATGCAACTTCACCTAAGGCTCGGCCTGATTTAAGAAACACCTTAGGGAGCGGTTGCCGAGGGCGCGACAATCTTCATAGGTAGCGCCACACAAGGTGTGACCTGCCATCAGTCAAAAGGATATCCTTCACGAAAGATGGATGAAAAGAGATGCAGAGAATTACATCATAGCTTAACGGATTGACTCTATAACAGGGATAAAGTGATTCAAAGGTGATACAAAATGTTAGCTACACGTCGTTCTAAAACTTAGATGCGCATCGACCGGAAAGGGATTGGTCAGCACTGTCAGCTAGTATTTGTTATGTTAGTGTCTCGTTGTTGCGTATGGTCTATTCTGGTCTCAGTTCTCAGGTCACGGTGTTACAGCTGATAACTGTAAGGAGTGGGGGTAATTTGGGCTCCCCACTCGATAATAACCAATAGGGTGTCCCTATATAAGCTTTTCCCCCATGCTCTTAATCTCACTGACATACACATCACCAAGTTCAAAAGAACCATAGGTAAAGTCTGACTTAACAGCACAGAACCATCGGGCGTGAGGATTCTTTGCTTCGTTCTCAGCGTTCTGGTATTTTTTTAATACTCTCCATTCAAAGCCACGTGGGCCAGTCCAGACCTCATAAGGGTCATCAGTCTTGCGTGTCTTACCACATAAGTTTTTGCTCATAATATACTAATGAGTATGTCTATATAAAGGTTTTTTCACGCAAGTGGAAAAGGTGGGGGGAGGCCCTACCCCCCGGAGGTGTCCGAAAAACAAACGAGCTATTGGCTGGCCTTTTTGATAATCTTATTTGTTTCTTTCTTCCAACTGCGTTTGAGTGGTTTGTCGTAGCTCACAGGTTGCACCCACAGCAAGGTGCATCTTCACACCCGCAGAGGACAATATAGTCCCCTGCCTCATCTATGCCAGAGATGACCATGTCATCTAAAATATCTAAGATGCTTTTCAATTTCTCACATCCTCAGCAAGACCCAAACGGATAGCCATAAGTTGCTCATGGACTCCTAAGTCAATCTTGTTTTTGGTTATGGTTCTGCGTGCTACTCTGCGGAAACGGTGGGCGTTTCTCATGTCTTGTATTTTACTCATATTACTCCATTGAGCAGGCCTTTATAAAGGTTTCTCTGTCGAAGCGTGGGTTGTGTTCGGCACACATACCGGCAAAGTCTCGGACCATATTAAGGTCTGCGTCATGCTTGGCTAATAACTGAGCTATTGCTACAAAATGTTTTCTAGTCATATATTACCAACGGGTGTGTCTATATAAAGGTTTTTTCACATGAGTGGAAAAGGGCGCCCAGCTGTCCCACCGTAGTAGGCCGGCTCACTGGGCTGGAGATGCGTCGCTACGTTTAACGCTCGGGCGGACTTATGCCACTGGCCCTTCGCCATCACTTGTCAGGCGTCTCCTCTTGTCCCCATGCTGGAAAGTTTATTAAACTTACTCATACACTTGCCTCTTCCAAAAGGTGCACCTACTCCTACGGCCACATCTTACAGTGTTGGGGACTCATGGAATCTAAAGATTCTTTTCCATTTCTTTGCGTATTCTTCTTAATGCGATTGTTTGAAGTTTAATTTCTCGTATGCTTAATTTTCTCATAGTATCCCATTGAGTCACCCTATATAAAGGTTTCTCTCAGTCTCCTGTCCAGAAAGTCGCAAACATTTCTGTTTCACAATCTTCACACAGTCCGCCGAATAGTTCGACCTCATCAAGCCCGCAGTCCTCGCAACTGCCAAATGGTTCTCCTCTGCTCATAATATACCAAGAACACTACCCTATATAAAGGTTTTTTCACACGAGTGGAAAATCTCACTTTCTCATCTGGGCTGTTTCTCACCCGCGCAGGTTCTCACCCACGCAGGTAAAATCCCTCGTATTCAAGGGCCTTATATATTTATCTTAGTCTGATAAGACTATTTCTTAATGCTTTTGCATAAGTTGCTTTTGGTAAATTGATTTTACAATCTTCGTTTTGAAGTTTATATTTCAATGCACTAATTACAGCTATTGATGTTTTGTTATCCATTTTAGTTACCTCCATGTATTGGGTATAGGTTGAGAGGGCCGGAGCCCTCCCATACCCCCCACACGGCCTTTATTGTTGGTCGTGTATTTGGTCGACGATGTTATGTAGTATGTCTAACATATAGCCATAAGTTATCACATCATCATGTCCATATCGATTTTTATTCATTTGGTCGATATCATACTTATTTAATTCTATTTCGAATTTCACTTATTCACCTCCCTTTGTATTGATTCCTTCGTTTTTGCCTGTTTCATAATCTTTTACTATTTCTTTAATTCTTTTGATTACGTGAACTCCATATGTCCTTAATTCATTACCGTTTAGCTCTCTACCGGATAATGTGGTAGTATCGGCCAAATAAGTTAATTGACCTACTAAATGATGTAATGCGTTAGATTCATGATAGTTTGACCTATTCATGTCCTTTGTTGCGTAAGCTCTTTTCATGTATGTTTTTATGTCCATGTTTTTTTCCTATATCAGTATTTGATATTTAGTGCCCTAAGACCGGAGTCTTAGAGTCACCTATCGTTTTACTTATTCCCCCCGTAAGTATAACCTTTGTTTCCTATACCGGCCATACCTTGAAATTTTGGTTCTTTACCGTATTTCTTGACATGGTCCCAAACTAAGTTAGCTTCATGAGCTAAACCCTCGAATACGTTATCAAACTCAGCCATAACAATTAGGCTGATATCTTGACCCTTTTTAGGTCGGTGCTTAGATAGACGGCTTTGAGGGTCTGAGGTGATACCGTAATACACGGCTTCCTTAGTGGCCTCGCTACCGAAATCAGCATCTAAGAAATGATACGATGTCTTTTCTTGCTGTTGGGCTAATCGATACACAAAATACTTTTGATTATTCATTAAACTCACTCCAACAATCATAACACATTTCAACGTTATGGCTCTCATGTGATGCTTCAACTTTTTCTTGAAAAGTCTCAAAACATGGCTCACAAAATATCTCTATTTCACTATTAGGCAGTGATTCCTCAAATCCTATTTGGATTAACTCGCTATCGGACAAATGGTTTTTTACCATAATGTGAGAATAGCAACCTACTTATAAAGATTTTAGGTCAATCCGTGCTTAGCTCTTTATTCTATAGCTCCAAAAAGAACACCGGTTAAGGCTCATATTCTCAGCTTCTCGCGTAGTCTCTCAGTATCTCAGCCCCCCGTCTAAAATTATAAGGCACATCGTCTATTTTCTTTGACTACCCCTTTAAACAAATCGAGTGAAATTTTGAAAGTCATTATATAGCTATATATAGATATAATAGGTAAGCTACTATTAATAACAATACTAAGCTCTATATAGCACTCCTCAGTTTGGAGACAGAAAGCCTTATATAGTGTCAAAGGTTAAAATTATACGTATGACAACTAAAACGCAAAACTCCATCAAATGGACATGTAATGAAATCAGGGATTTGCTAATACGCAAGAACAAAGCCTACGGTGATAGTGCTTTAGAACCTGACAATATTTTTAGTAAGCTCGACAATGCACAGGCTATCTGTGCACGAATCGATGACAAGCTCAGCAGGATAAAGAATGTAGGGCTTGACGACAAAACAGAGGACACACTTGATGACCTCATAGGATATTTAATTCTACTCAAAATTGCGCGGGAGCAAGACGGCAGCAAGACCACTATATGGACTAGCTGTACTTGTGCACATGGGTGGCATAATTGTGAATGCGATACAGGGTACGTACCTCCATGGAGCTTAGAGCTACCAAAGGATGCAAAGGTTACGGTGTTCGAAAAAAGCAGTGATTAGTGGAGCTTAATATGTTTGAGAAATTATGTACGACTTCAGTGATTAGAGATGCTGGTGAAGAAGGTGTTGTGACGCCTTTGATAATAGACGCCGCCCTGACGGGCGGGTTAGGATTAATGAATCCTTCTATCTTAAAAGATGGCGACGATTGGATTGTCAATGTTCGTAATGTTTCCTATACTTTACATCATTGTGACCCTGAATACATAGAAGGAGATAATCAAGATGGTAAATTCCAAACACCATGGGGACCTTTGAACTATGTGAGACCTGACAACGACCCATACCTTAGAACAGATAACTATATAGGTTATTTAAATCTTGGATGGGGTATAGAAAGATATCATAAGATTAATACTGATAAGTTTCCTAAAATGCCTGATTGGGAATTTATAGGGCATGAGGATGGTAGACTTATGAAATGGGATGACCAATTGTGGTTTGCTGGTGTTAGAAGACATGCACCAGACGGTAAAGGTAGAATGCAAATGTCTAGGTTACAACTCACAAATAATGCAGTTACAGAACAAGAGAGGCATATAATTGAGGTACCCGATAAATCTTCATACTGTGAAAAGAACTGGATGCCTATTCTAGATATGCCATTTCACTTTGTAAAGTGGATGAACCCTTTAGAAATAGTTAAAGTAGACCTTGTTAATGATAAAGCAGAACAAGTTCACCTAGGTAAAGAATTACCATTTAAAACTATTGACCCTAGAGGAGGTTCTCAAGTAGTAACACATGGAGACTACAGAGTAGCTATCACACACAGTGTAGACCCATGGCAAAGTGAAAAAGGAGATAGAGATGGTCACTACAACCATAGAATGATAGTATGGGATAAAGATTGGAATTTAGTTAGTATAACACAACCGTGGAAATTTATGCATGGTAAAATAGAATTTGTATGTGGGTTAGTCATAGAGGATGATATAATGTATATAACGTTTGGTTACCAAGATAATTCAGCGTATTTATTTAGAGTACCATTCAAATTTATGGATAGCTTACCTAAGGAGAAATTATGAAACCTACTTACGACGAATTAAAACAACAAGTGATAGAACTCCAAAAAGAGTTAAATAGTAGACCTGAACTACAATTTCACCCTACACCACACATAAGAAATCTAAGAAACTATATAGACGACCCAACACCAGAGAATATGTTTTATGTGGCCCAAGAGTACGAAGCTTTTGGTCAGACAGCCTCAGCTATAGGTTTCTATCACCAATGTGCTGAAAGAACTAGTAATGACAATTTAAGTTATGAGTGTTTACTAAGAATGTCTATTTGTTATAGAGAGCAAGGAGATAGGAAAGCACACGAAAAGAATTCTTTACTAATGGCTATTGCTTTGATACCAGATAGACCAGAAGCTTATTTTCTTTTATCATTAGTTTATGAAAGAATAGCTCACAGTGAAGATAATCAGAGATGGTGGGATTCCTACACTTATGCATGCATAGGGGAATCTGTCGCAGACAATAAACACCAACCACTCCAGAGTGATATAGATTACTATGGTTCTCATTTCTTTTTGTTTCAACAAGCAGTAACATTATGGTGGGTTGGTAGATGTGATGAATCTCGTGAGTTATTTGAGGAAATATTAAAGAGAAACGATTATCCTAAAAGTATACAAAAGTTGATTGAAAATAATCTATCTAATCTTATAAAGAATAAAGGGAGGAACATGGGTAGATGAAACTTATAGATAATAAATTTTATATACCAGACAATATGGAACAATACCTAGGAGCTAACAATGAGCTTCCAGAAAGTACTGTTATAGAATGGTGTAAAAATAATATAGATAGTTCAAAATGTTTTATAGACATAGGTGCTCATGTTGGTACATACACATGGTCAGTTGCCCCTTATTGTAAAGAAGTAATTGCGTTCGAACCGACTAAACATATTTATAATATACTCTGTGGTAACATTGCATTATCAAAGCTATCACATAAAGTAACTACTTATAATGTTCCTTTATCTTATCAATCTAAAGAAGTTTCATTTCATGAAAGAGCTGACGATGGTGGTACAAACGGATTGAACACACCCTACTTAACAGAGAGTTATGATTCTTATAAATTAGAAACTCAAACTCTTGATAGTTACGTAATAGAAAATATAGGTTTAATTAAAATAGATGTCGAAGGACACGAGTACGAAGTACTACAAGGAGCAAAAAGAACTATAATACAAAACGAATACCCACCTATTATATTTGAGTGTTGGGACATTCCAGAACTAAAAGAAAGACTATGGGCATTTTTAAAAGATATGGGATATACTATATCCAGTGCATCTTCATTAGAAATGTATATAGCACACAAGGAGAAACAATGAAAGACGAATTCTATGAAAAAGTATACACAGAAGATGGTATGGAAAAATTACATACCGGACAAATTAGAGCAGCTACAGTTAGAACACCCTCTATTGTAGTAGTAGACCATTTCTTTAACGACCCAGACGAGGTAAGAAACTGGGCTATTGGGGAATGTAAATTTAAAAATCCTGAAGACCACGGAGCTGTGGGTTACAGGAGCGAAGAAGGAAGAAAAATATTCGACAACACAAAAGAATGTATAGAAAAGATTATGAATGGTAAAATAGTTTCTGGTTCTCAACACGGTGGTTGGGACTACAGTACTAATGGTTGTTTCCAATGGTGCCCAGCTGGGACTCCTATTGTATATCATGCAGATAGCCAACAATATGCAGGTGCTATATTTTTAACTCCAGATGCACCTAGAGAAGGAGGAACTAGCTTTTGGAGACACAAAACTACAGGTTTAGACTGGATGCCACAAACAGATGAAGAGTGTCAAAAATACATGGGACGGTCTTGGCAAGAAGTACATAATTTAATGTTTGGTAAATACGAAGATAATGAAGCAAACTTCTTAGATGGTACTGAGTGGGAAAAAACAGATGAAGTAGCAAACATATACAATAGGTTAGTAATCTGGGATGCTAGAAAAGTACACTCAGCATCTGCTTACTTTGGAGATAATATTCATAATAGTAGACTATTTCAATTATTTTTCTTTAACCTAGAAAGGGAGGAAGACAATGTCGAGCACTAAATGGACTGCCAGTCACATGAGGTTAAGTCCCTCTAAGATTAATACATACCTTAAATGTCCTAGAGAGTTCTATTATAATTATATAGCTAAGTTACCTCAAAAGAAAACTATACATTTATTTAGAGGTACACTAGTCCACCAAGTATTAGAAGACTTGTTTAAGAAACAATTCAAGACATTACCTCAGTGGGAGAAAGGAGTCCCTAAACTTTGGGTACAAAGACAGTTTGAAGATGGATGGGAAGAAAAGATAGCTAAACATAAATGGTTATGGGAAGTACACACTAACGAAGAGATGGATGCGATGTACAAAGAAACTGAAGCTCTACTACAGAACTTCGTCGACTCCGTCGACAAGAAACTAACTGAGATGGTTTCGTGGAAGATATATAAGAATAAACAACAAGCATGGAACGCAGTAGCACCTAAGTATGCTGAGAAATGGGTTAAGTCAAAAGAGTATGCAATAGTAGGAGTCATTGATGTTGTATGTAGTGACTTTGATGGTGGTACTACATTGCTCGATTATAAAACGAGTAAGCGCTACGGAGCATACTTACCAGAGGAATATTATCGCCAGTTGATTATCTATGCTTTCTTATACACATTAGAGATGGGCGAGATGCCGACATTCGTAGGCGTTAATTACCTCCGCTTTGATGATACCTTTTTCGTTAAGGTTAATCAAGAAGTGCTTGATGAAGCTAAAGACTTAATTAAGATGGTACATGACTGTATAAAGGAACGCGAAGAGTACGAAGATAGATATGAGCAAAAGCCTCAGAATCTATGTAAGTGGTGTTCTTTTCATAAAAGTAACGGTGGGCCTTGTGACGCTGAAGTACCTAAGTGGGAACCTAAGTTTAAGAAACGTAAAAAAGAAAGTTATTCAGACATAGATACATCTTTGAAGAAAGAGTTAGATGTAGAATCACAATCACAGTTTCCTGACTTCGATTAAGGGCAATCTTTAAATACCAGCGTCATGTAAATAAATACATGGCGCGCGATGATTATGGAGCTATCTCTGTAATCTCTGATGAAGAAAGAGAAGCATTAGGGATAGGAGGTAGAAAACCTGATGATGATGAAGGTCTTTTTGAGACTATTGGAAAGGCTGGAGATAAACTAGGTGAGACACAACTAGGTAAAAAGCTTGGTTCAATTCTTACAGTTTTAATTATAGCCTTTTTTGGAGGCGGAGGAGATTTAAGTGCGTTTGAAGACATTTTCGGAGGAGAGGAAGAGCCCATATCAAAGGGTGGATGTATGGACGTTTCAGCTGTCAATTATAAAAAAGATGCAACTTTTGACAATGGTAGTTGTGTATTCCCTCCTCCTGTTGTGTATGGATGTACTAACCCCGATGCAGATAATTATAACCCACAAGCTACTCATGATAATGGTAGGTGTCAGTTCCTTGGCGGACCAGTAAATAATGAAACAGGCAACCAGACACAGACTAACGAAACAGTATATGGTTGTATGGATATAGATGCTTTAAATTATAATGACCGTGCAGAAGAAGATGATGGTAGCTGTGAGTATGAAGAATATAACTGTACACCCAATGCAACATATTTTTATAATGGTTTACAATATGGAAACTATTCTAGAGAAAACAACTCTTTAAATATAACAGTAGATATTGACACTGACTGTGACCAAGAAGCATTACCCGTAAAGTTAGGGTTTGATGTAGGCCATATAAAAGTAGTAGATAATGAGACAGTGTGGAACGGATATATGTGGAATGATTACTTCTTAAATGTTACAGGATGGGAAGCTGACGAATACACAATGAGTTCTGGACCACAGTGGTTTACTGAACCTTATACTGGTTGGTATATGGTATATGTTAATTTATATGCAGATTGGAATAGGAATGGTACATATGATTATGTAACTTATTTTTTCATAGAAGAAATAATATTGGAGGAAGAATGAAACGATATAAAAAACTTTTAGAAGCTATCGGGGAGGAAGAAGAGTGAAAGCATCACAAATGCTCATTCTAACCAACATGTTAGCTAAACTTATATCAGAAGTAGATGACTTAAAAGCAATGATTAGAGATTCAGTAAACGAATCCTTTTTAGACAACTACAATGGAGTGGATGAGGAGGAATGATTGAATGGATTGTAATACTAGAAATATTGGCAGTTATAATGGCTTTATTAGCCGTTGCGCTTGCTTCCGGGGTACTTGTGAATTTTGCGCGCCACGCATTAAGAAAAAGAAAACCTCAACTAGTAGAAGTGCCAAAAGAAAAAACAAAAAAGGAGACACCAAGAATGAGTAAAGAAAAAGGAGAAGGAGTAACCTTCAACGATATTTTTATGTTTATGATTGCTGTACCTTTAGTTTTACTTTGGGTTGGGTTTGCTGGATTTGTTATACACACAGGACTTAACAATTCAGCCGTCCTTGAAAACATTGAAGCATATACAACTTTGATAGCTATATTAGGTGGGCCAGCCCTTCTAATTATCAAAGATGCTTTAGATGTTTGGAAACAAGAACAAGCTGAGAAGACTGCATTCTATAAGATAAAAGCACAAGCTGTTATCGATTATAACGATGCTGCTCAGAAACAAGACCAAATGATAGAAACTAAGGCACAAGAACAAGAACATAAAATGGAGACAAAAAAATGATAGAAGAAAAAATAGAAGGATGCAGTTGTTGTGACTGCGAATGCAGTTGTGACTGCTGTAAAGACGAGGAATAAACATGCCTACAGAAAAACAATACAAATCAATAGAAGCAGGTGAACATTTTCATGGTAATAACCCTGATATGAAACTAGAGTTTGCTAAACCAGATAAAGCTGAAATAGATGAGATGGCTTATCATAAACCAATTACATCTTATAAAGAAATAGATACAGCAGGTAAACTCAGTACAGAAGATTCATACATGGGTGGTTATGAAAACCAAACACCTAACGTCAACTTTGCAGATGACGCACCACGAGTTAAGAATTCAGAATTTAACTCACAAAGCGATTAAGGAGAAAACATGGCCAGCGTATATAAAACTAATAAAAAAGAGAACATCGATAAAACTCTTACAATGCGTAAGAGTGGTTCTGGAGAAAAAGTTTTTAGTCATGAAGGGGGTAAAACCCATGCTTTAGAAAAGAAAGCTATATCCAAGAAAGAAGCTCTAAAACAAATTAGAGATGTAACCGAAATAGAGATAAGAGAAAGACACGGACACCACATAGGTAAGAAACAACACTCGAAAAACAAATACAAGTAAACATGGCTAAGAAGTCTAGAGTAAACGAAGCAGGTAATTATACCAAACCCACTATGAGAAAGCGTTTATTCCAAAGGATTAAAGCCGGTAGTAAAGGTGGTTCACCCGGACAATGGTCCGCAAGGAAAGCACAGTTGTTAGCTGTAGCATATAAAAAAGCTGGAGGGGGGTATCGTTAATGGCCCCATTAAAAAAGTCCCAGAAGTCCCTAAAGAAATGGGGTAAACAAAAATGGGGCTATGTAACCAAAGGTGATGCTAAAAAGCCAAAATCTAAAAGAGGTCGCTATTTACCTAAGAATGTACGTAGTAAACTAACACCTTCCCAGAAGGCTGCTACTAATCGAAAGAAACGTAAAGCAGGTGGTGTAGGTAGTAGAGCTAAATATTCTAAAAAGATAAAAAAAGCAGTAAGGAGGAGTAAATAATGCCATACGGTAAAGGAACATACGGAAAAAAAGTAGGACGCCCAAAAAAGAAGAAAACTAAAAAGAGGAAGAAATAATGGCACCTAAAAAGAAAAAGGATGCCAAACTAACACGAGCAGGTGTGTCAGGTTACAATAAACCTAAAAGAACACCTAATCATCCCAAAAAGTCACATGTAGTAGTGGCTAAAGTAGGAAGTCAAACTAAATTAATTAGATTTGGTCAACAAGGAGTAAGTACAGCAGGTAAGAAGATGGACCCAAAGTCTAAAGCCCGAAGAAAGAGTTTTAAAGCGCGTCACGCTAAGAATATTAAAAGGGGAAAAATGTCTGCTGCATACTGGGCTAATAAAGTTAAATGGTAAGCTTTATATAGGTAGAGCTTCTAATTATGTATGGGCTCTCGCCTTAGGGCCATTGCCTCACAGGTTCTTATCGCAAGTGCCACGTGAGAGTCCCAATATGGAAATATCAATATATGAATGAAACAAATAATAACACAGCCGCAAATGAGACAGCAGATGATGGAAACATAACTGCAATTCTCGAGACTGTAGAAGAATCTGGAATGTTAGATGCATTAATGGATGAACCATTATTAGCAGCCTTAGCTGCTTTAGTATTAGGTCTAGGAGCTTATGTAGCCTATACCGTACCAGCAGTTAAAGAGTTAGTCTTTAAATACTTAAAGAACAATGAAGCTGAATTGATGGATTTACTTGATAAAAATCTAACAAAAGCCCAGATAAAAGCTTTTGAAAAGCTAGACGAGACAGCACAAAAACACGTTAAAGATTCTTTAGTTCGTAATGTTTTAATTACTGCTTGGGATGAAAAAGACGATGAACTTGCTGCCTTAGTAAAGTCCAAAGTCAAGGCTAGTCTTGATGAAGGCAAAGCGCTTTGAACGTAGAGGAATACGAGCAAAGATTACGTCAGAGGGTAGGAGAAGCTGAATATGAACGTCATAAAGAGCTTGTCCGTCTTCTGGCGCGCAATCTTGCTCTTGAAGATATATTGTGGGAAGAAATTCTTGTATGTATTCGGGATGTTAACGCGAGAACAGAGCTCTTGCGTCAAAGAAATACAATCGTTAAAGACATACATACTGAATTCAGAGCATTAAATATTGAAGTGCCAACAACTGTAGAGAAAAATACTGAAGCATTTGCTTCGTTTTTAGGAGAATTATCCGATGACGAAACCCAAAAGCCCTCTGAAGAGCCTGTTGACAGGTAAAGGTGGATTAGATTCACGCTCTTTAGAGAATATATTCAAAAGTTGTAGACGAGATAAAGAAAAAATGCGCAAATTGCTTAGAGCTTTTTGTACAACATATTTAATTGATGGTAAACAACGGCCTTTAAAATTAAGACCACTACAAGAAGATATAGTATTAGAATGTTTAATGGAAAGAGATGATGGTAAACAAACCAAATTAGCTATCTTAGCTCCACGAGGCAGTGGGAAATCGTTCGCATTGTCTGTAGCGGTAACTATATATATGTTTTTTAATAGATTTAGAGATTTAGTATTTATACTTGCTCCTACAGAAGACCAAGCAGCTTTAATATTTAATTATTGTTATAGACATTTTGCTGATAACCCTTTTTTGAATGGCTTAGTTAAGAATTATCGTTTTCATAACAAGCCCAATATAACACTTAAGGGGGGCACAATAATGCGTAGGGCTCCATTAGCGCCTAGTAACCAAGGTCAAGCTATACGAGGGCAACACCCTACTTTCTTAGTTGTTGATGAGTCTCCACTCATCGACGATAAGTTGTTCATTGATAATGTAGAGCCTTCTATTGTTGCTAATAAAGCTCCTTTTATTAATTTGGGTACACCTAAGTCTAAAGATAACCACATGTATAAATATTTATATGACGACGGCTATGCAGATACTTTTAAAAGATTACACTATACATGGAGAGATGCAGTGAACAAAGGTGAAGCTTATTCAGCACCTTACACAGACGAAGAAATGTTAGATAAAATGATGGAGTGGGGAGAAGACTCCATACATTGGCGAACTGAATATGAATGTGAATTTGTAGAGTCGGTATCGAATGTGTTTAATGCAGAAAAAATAAAAAGGTGTTATGATGATTACAAACTTACTAGGTTGGATGGGGATGGACAGTCGGGAGGAAGCAATATTAATGTTAGTGTTGACATTGGCAAATCTGTTAATTCTACTGTCATTAGTGCATGGTCCCTTGATAAATCTGACAAAGAAAATATTGCACGACTTATTTACGTTGAAGAAATCAACCCCAGAACTGGTGGACATGATATTCCATACCAACGTAAACGTATTATGGATGTTGCCCTTGGTCTTGGGGCTACTCGTCTCATTGTGGACTGTACTGGTATTGGTGGTGCGGTTGAACAAGACTTACGGATAGGGTGTTTAGATGCTAATATACATTTTGTGGCGTTTGTTTTTACAGGTGGTCCCAAAGGGACTAAAACTCAGATGTACAGAGATTTCCAATCATATATTCAACAAGGAAGAGTAAGAGTACCTAATCCTGAAAACTTACCTGCTAATGAAGCTAAGTTAATTCATAAGTGGACAAGAGAACATATTGATTTAGAATATACAATGGATGCTGCTGATAAAACTGAAAAGATTTCAGCACCAAGTGGTAAACACGATGATTATTGTGATAGTTCTGCAATGGGATTACATGCTACTTTAAGTATGCTACCTATGACAGGAAACTATGGTGCAGGTGTTGTATCTAGACCAATAAGTAGAAATAACGCTAATAACGCAGGAACCTATAGTAAACGGCCACTTTTTGCGACAACTAGACGCAATCCTAGACTTTTAAAGCAATCCTTAAGGGGAATCTAACAAAAACTTTATATACCCATCAGAGTTAATTATAAATAGCCATGTCGTTTATAGATAGAGTTAGACGCACTTTTGCCCGAGTTGGTGGCAATCCTGCGTATAAAAAAGACGACCCACGAAGTTACGGTGCGGGAGTAATTCAAAGACTTAAAATAAATAAGGGATTCGGTGGATTTGCACAAAATAAGGACTATGAGCCACACATTGGTAAAAATAGAACTTATATGAATGTTTACCTATCAGACCCTATTGTAAGAAGTCTAATTGATTTACCTTGCTTGTATGCTGTCAAAGATAATTTTGATATAGTTACAGCCGATGACAATGTAAGGGAAGAGTTAGAAGAAATGTTCCGTGATATAAATATTGAACATATTTTATATGGATGGATAAGAAATGCTCGTATTTTTGGTACAGGGTATTTAGAATGGACAGGAGATAATTTAATTGTACGTTCTAGTCAAAATATGTTTGTTAAAAGGAATGAGCACGGACAAATAGAATATTATTATCAAAAAATAGGTGATGATGAAGAAAACGTTAGGTTTGAAGAAAGTGAGATTATAGAGTTGAAAAATAATCAATTCGATGATTTTGCTTATGGTTTATCAGATATACATCCTATTCTCTATTTAGTGGATTTAAAAGATTATGCAGAAAGAGATATTGGTGCAGCCCTTAATAAATATGCATCTAGTCGATTTGATGTATCATGTGGTTTACCAGATATGCCATATGGTCCAGATAAAATTAATGAAATTGTAGATGCTTTTAATACTTTAGCGCCCGGTGAAGATATAATCCATGGAAACGACATAACTATCAAAGAGTTACAAGGTACACAACGTGCTTTTGAATATGGTAAATATACAGATGATATATTAGATAAAATTCATTTAGCATTAAAAACACCAAAAACAATGTGGACAGACCCTGAAAAGGCTCGTCCAATATTCGAACCTTACGTTAGATACCTACAAACAATGATAGAGGGAGCACTTAATTCCCAGCTGATGCCTCAATTAGAGTCAGGCGATGCTAAATTTAAGTTTAGGCAAATTAATACAGATGACGCATTCACTAAAGCTAAGACAGATATGATTTATTTGTCAGAAGGTGTATTATCACCCGGTGAAGTGAGAGAGGAAAGAGGTCTTGACCCTGAAGGAGTAGCTGAACTAGATATGGAAACTTCTGAAGATATTAAGGCATCACCAATCAAACAAGAACAAAGTGATAAGAATGCTAATATTTCTGGCGGAAAAAACGAAGATAAGAAAGAAGAATCCGCTAGAGCACAAAATAGGGGAAATAAACCCTCCGCAAACGCAACAGGAGATAGAGCATGACATTCGACAAATGTATGTTAGACACAAAAGCTAACCTGAAGAAAAGGGGTTTTGATAACCCCGAAGAGATTGCAGCCGGCATGTGTAGCATGTGGGCTCATGAGAATGGCGTAGAGCGGGAATTTGCAGAGGGCAAAAGCACTGAACCTGTTCGTAGGTCATTCGCATTAGCAGTGGCTGACGGTGAAGATATGACATTTTCCAGCGATGAGGGAGTCGACTCTGTATCATTCCCAGTTATCGCTATTACATCCGGACCTCATGAATATGAGGTTGACGGAGAAGAACATAAAGTTTATATAGAAGGAGGTATGTTGAAAGATAGTTTAACTAAATTTTCAGAACTCCCCATATATGTAGACCATCAGAGAACAACTGAGGACCTAATCGGCATGGCAACGAAACCTGAGTTGGTCGAGATGGACAATGGAAAGACCGCAATCAAGATGTTGGCAACAGTATCTAATAAACATGGCCGCGGTCAAGAGGTAATGAATAAAGTTAAGGAAGGAGACATGACACATGTTAGTATTGATTGGTTTTCAAATGATATTGACGTTATGGGTGACAATTATGCCACTAATATTCGTCCTACAGAGGTAAGTTTCATTGACAATGAAAAGATGGACCCAGTCTGTAAAGAATGTACTATAGAAACGAAATGTGATTCACAAGAACCTGAAGACGACCACGACTGTGGTTGTGGTGGCCAAGAAGGAAATTGTGGATGCGAGTCAGAACAAACAGAGGTAAATATGTCAGAAGAGACAAAAGAAACAACTGTAAAATCCGACGCAGAAAGCATTGTCGAACGCGAGTTCGCTTCTCTACGCACACAACTTGAAGAAGCGGAAGCATCTAAAAAGGAAATCGAATCTGAATTCAAAGCAGCTATGAAAGAATTAGAAACTTTCAAAAAAGCAGAAGAAGACCGATTAACCAAAGAAGCAGAAGCAAGAAAAGTTGAAGCAGTAGAAGCAATTATATCCAAAGAAATCTTATTCGGTTCAATCGAAGAAGACAAAAAGGATGCTCGTGTCGAAGAACTTTCCGCTTGGGATGAATCCAGATTGACTGGATTTAGCGACGCTCTAGCAGCAATGCCTGAGCCAAGCAACGACGTCGAACGTTCTTTCGGAAAAGGTAAATCATCTGACGAAGGTGAAGTACCAGAAACCAAAAGAGAGTTCGGTATGAAAGTAGTTGACGGAAAAATCAAATTGAACAGAGACTACTATCTAAAAGGTGATTAAATATGGCAACAGAAATTTTAATTAACGATGGTGGAGCTCCAGCTCGTATTTTACCATACGAAGCAGCTGAAGCAATAACCGCCGGCTCTGCATGTACCGTTGATGCCAATGGTAAATTGCAGCTAGCAGATACAGGTGACGCCGCCGCTAAGTTTGCATACGCAGGAATAGCATTAGTCGATGCCGACGCTGGAGCAATAGTGTCTCTAGTAACAGGTGTTGGAGTAATTCTAAACATTGCATGTGCTAACGTCAATGCAGGTATCATTATGATGATGGGGGCAGCAACGCCCGGAGAATTGGTCACAGCTACAAACGCAGCAACTGCACCAAAAGCTCAAGCCGTCACATTAGAAAACAACAGTGGAGCAGGACTGACCAAGTGTCAGACTCTCTAAGGAGATAAACTATGGTCGACGCAACTCCCGGTCTATTGACAACCCTGAACACAGGTTCCTACGCCAACACTGGTGGAACAGGTGAAAGAGTACTCATTGACTACAAAGACGCAATTATTGACTACAAGGTCGCAGACCTTCCAGTTATGCAATTCTTTGCAGACCCAATGTCTACTGATACAGGGGGTAATATTGATATTACTTTCGGCAAACCTAGCATGAAGCTAGAACAACTAGAAGAAGGTACAACTCCGCAATACCAACACACAAAACTACGCTCTGAGAGAGTGGCAGTTAAAGAGTGGGGTATAGCAATTGGTGTAACCCGAAGAATGATTGAAGATTCAAGATTCAACGAAGTAGAAATGGCTTTGAATGAAGCCCGCAGAGCTGTAGACAGGCACATGACCCAACACGTTACTAACGTAATATTTGGTATCGGTGACGCAACTCTACAAACAGGTGTATTGTCTGGAGGAGCTTACTCCACAATTACCCCACAATCTGGTGGTTCATACGCAGCAGCTACTTCCGACGAATCAAACATATCTGATTTCAGTAAGGCAGAAAACGGTGGTTTCCTTGGAGCAAAAGCTACATTGACAGGAACTGCAAGCAGATTAGACGACTACGCAAATCAAGGCGTAACCATCCTATCTGGAGCAGCTTCATACAACGCAGCTACATCCACAGGAACTGACTCATTTACACTAAGTGACGTCGCCTCCTCAATTTCACGTATGTCTAAGCACGGATACAATGCAACACACATGTTCATTAATCCAGCTCAATACGAGAATATGTTGAAGATGGCAGATTTCGCAAGTATCTTTACTACAGCTCAATCAGTTGCAGTAGCAGATGGTGGAAATGTTATGCCTACCGCCGCAGGAAGTAATCCATTCGGTTCAATGTTATCAACAGGAGGACTAGTAGGACAACTCTACGGTCTAAACGTTGTAGTGAACGCATGGGTTCCAAGCGGAAGATTTGGTGTCTTTGACCTTTCCGTTAAGCCAATGGCTTACGTAGAGAGAAGACCATTGACTGTAGAAGAAGCAAATCCGGGATTCGGAATTGTTGGTTCTTACATGTCCATGAGATACGGATTGAAGGTCGTTAGACCAGAAGCCGGTCAAATCGTCATCAGTTAAAGTTAATTGTTTAATTTTAATAGATAAGGTCCGAGGGGAACCTTAATCCCCTCACTAAGATTTAGGATTATTTTTTATGCCGTCTTACCGTAGAGTACTAAACAGTTTACCCCACAATGCAGTGGGAAAAAAGAGGATTCAAGAAATAGAATCTATTACTCAGGGAACACAAGGTACACAAGGTAGACAAGGTACTGGAGGAACCGGTGCACAAGGTTCTACTGGTACACAAGGAACAACTGGTACTCAAGGTTCTCAAGGTAGACAAGGAGTACAAGGGCGTCAAGGTACGGATGGTGAACAAGGTACTGACGGAGAACAAGGTACTGACGGAGAACAAGGTATACAAGGAAGACAAGGAGAACAAGGTCGTCAAGGTGTACAAGGACGTCAAGGAGATGTTGGTACAACTGGTAATCAAGGAACTACAGGTGAACAAGGTACTGACGGAGAACAAGGTATACAAGGAAGACAAG